TACCATACGGTGTCGCTTATAGGTATTACCGTCTTTACCTTTCCAGCTCGGAGGATAAATCAACTGTGCAAGAGAAATATCATTCTTACCCTTGTTTATACTATCCTTCATTATCCACTTGTCCATAAAATATTCAGAAAAACGTCCTTTATTGAATTTGAGTTCGGCCAGGACTTCTTTCTTGTTTTTCTCGATAGCCTTGGCCAGATAGAACAGACTTCCACCGGCCGCATATTCAAGATGCAACATTCCTTTGATAGTAGACTTGTCCATGTGTGAAAGAACTTCAGGATCTATCTGTTTCAGTTTCTTGATATAATATCGCTTGATAGTTCGGTCAATGTCCTTAGCGGACGTCTCGTCAAGAATCCACTGCGACCAGACAGATTCCAAATCGGTACGCCCGATAGACCACCTGATAATATCTTCGATAGTGCCTTTAAACCTTTCACCGCTGTTCTTGTTTACGATAACGATAGGCTTATCATACTTGATAACTTTCTGCATCATGAAAGCGGTATTGCCGCCGCCGAAATTAAGCCCGCTCGGATTACTTTTTCCGTCCATCTTGTTGTGATAGAAAGAATTGATATTTCCTTCCTTGATGCCGATGGAACCGTTATAGATTTCGCTTTCGAAGAAGTTATCGAAAACGTCCTGAGTAATCTTTGTCTGGCCGAGAAGACCTTCACGAGGACGTTCTTTCGTTTCCATCATGATACTGTGTTTCTTTTCGGTTTCAGGTACGTAATGATACTTGTATTCGAGCATGCAGTAACAACCGAGGAACATTAGACCTGGTAAGATTTCCATGACGAAAAACTTTACAACGGCCCAAGGCTTTCTCTTCAGCCAGTACCAAGTGTAAAGGATTGTACATACCAAAAATAATATTAAGAATGTTATAATCATTTCGGCCTATAATATAGAAAAAGAGTTGACTTTTGTCAACCCTTATAGCGGAAGATGAGTGACTCGAACACCCAAGCCATGACGGCGGCAACGTTCGAAATTGCTGGCTTACCAATTAGCCTAATCTTCCATTAGAAGAGGTGGTAGGATTCGAACCCACGGCCCGGGATGATTACCGGATCACTGGAGTTCAAATCCAGCGCCATAAACCGCTCGGCCACACCTCCGAAATTTAGCTGAGGATGAAAGACTCGAACTTTCAAGCAGATTACTCCACGGCGGCCTTCCAAGCCACTCCCTTACCAATTAGGGTTAATCCTCAAAATGAATACATGCAATGTTTTATACTGACGAGACTCGAACTCGCTTCATACGAATTGTAATTGGCATTTGCAAGAGTATCTACCAATAAACGTACCCTTTCCTGATACTTTCGGACGCACGTTCTCTCCTACCTTGATCCAATATAGAGCACGCACATATTCTTAGTCGGCAACATAGGACTTGAACCTACATGTAACCATTTACTCTTTCTACGCCTTATCAGAGCGAGGAGATAGATGCCGATAATATTTAGTCGGTATCATAGGAATTGAACCTACATGCAACCAATTACCCTTTCGACGCCTTATCAGAGCGAGGGGATAGATACCGATAGATATTGACATTTTTCAGTGATCCAGTTATTGGCTTAGATATGTCCAATGTCAATAATTTTTAGTCCCGGAGGTTGGGCTCGAACCAACGACCTTTTGATTATGATTCAAACGCTCTAACCAGCTGAGCTACTCCGGGAAAATAGCGAGAAGTATATATTACGGATTTAAAGTCCGTTTTTATATAGGAACTTCTTTTGCTATTAAACTTTTTATAGCGGGATGTAATCGCCATACGGCTTCGGATTTGAACCGATAAGGCATGTGAGCCTATTACCAAAATAGGAACATCCTATGCTATGTAGAGCTATCTGCAGGATTCGAACCTGCGACGGGGATTTTATCCACAGCGGAGTTGCAGTCCGCTACCTTCGACCGCTCGGTTACAAGACAGCTTAATTTTAAATTCCACCGCGTGCTTTTACCGAAGAGCCCGCGAAAACTTCAGTGGCCTACCACCTTGTTGTTTCATACTAAACACGACCGCTGTTTTAAGGCCGCAGCCTTTTTCGCACAGCGTCACGGCGAACTATTTTCGTGCTAGCTAAGGGAGTCGAACCCCTGTTGTTAACTCGTAAGAGACGTGATCTACAGTCACGCGCAATCGCCACTCTGCCAAACTAGCATTTTAGTGACAGCGGTAGGACTCGAACCTACGGAAGCTCGTTAGAGCGGGAGGGTTACAGCCTCCAGGAATTGCCGCTATCCGACACTGCCAAATATCGGGCTTTCACCGATTGCCCGAACAAACGATCCTATACAACATACGTCTCAAGGGTCTGTTCGATCATATAATAAAAAAATAAAAGCGTCACTTTTCGGTGACGCCTTGAAACTCTATAAATGAGTATTCTTGGTGTCACCCACCAGTCTTAATAATATACATGCCATAGATTGAGGATGTGGAGCATCCGCAAATCGAAGAACATTAATATGTATATAACTGGTGAGTCATTGCTTTTATCCTTTTAATATTATATATAAAAAATTTTTTGTGTTTTTTGCTTTTTGTTTTAACGTTGTTAAATATAGTAAATTGTGTTGTACTTGTAAACCCCTTTTAGAAAAAATTTTTTTCTTCCGAGTTTTTCCCTCTGATTCGGAACCACAAGAATACGACACTGCCAAGCATTATGACACCATGAACCAGACATCCGGTGAAGTGTATTATCGACATGGAACCTTTGTGTGGACCTACAACTTCATAAAGATGTTGGTAGTTAAAAATAAACATACCGACATTGAATATTATATAGGCCAATACGCCGAGCATCACATAAATCTTTTCTTCTTTCATCACCAGCTCTCCTCATAGAGTAATACTTCGCACGGCATGCGATCTTCGTCTCGCCATTTCTTGAATCGTTCCAAGTATGTTTTGATACTGTCAAAATACCAGTAATCATAATGTAAATTACCGAAGAAAAATCCAGGACGTGACGGAAGATATTTCGCAGCTGCTTCGTTTTGATCTTGCGTAGCAGTCCAGTTGTTATGCCAGTCTACAGCTTCTGGAATATACCAACCTTCGTCGTTAGTTTCTGGTTTGTTGAATGTTTCTGCGAACGTCTTGAATTCGCCAGCGGCCATAATCTTTTCCATACGGTCGATAATGTCGTTGACATGCTGAAGAGTCAGAATCGCTAATCCGTCTTCAAGAATTTTGTTATCATAACCAGATTCAACATGCAGCCTTTCAGGAAACGAGTTATAGACATATTGAAGCATCCAGTTCTTTTTTCTCATGTATAAAGGTTGATATTGACCTTCATAAGTAAAGCCAATTTCCTTTTTGAGAGACTCATAACGGTTTTCAACATATTCCCAGCCTGAAAGGTCAATGGGATTCATGAAATCCTTAATGTCATAGTTAGGTTCGTTGGTACGGTCAAAGTCATAGTCGATACCTTGTTCATTTTTCTCTTCCATGATTTTACATTGTTCGTTATACCACTTGTTCCATTTCTTACTGGCTTTGTCAAGCGGCTCGCGATACTTTTCACCATAGGCGTTATAGGCAATATCATATTGCTTACTTGCATCGAGAAATTCTTCGGCTTTTTCTTTCGACGATACCCGATAAAAATAAATGTCTAAACCCATCATTCCTCCGATGGATATTCGTTTCTTATAGTTTCGAATTCGCGTTGTTGTTTTTCAACATCTACACGTTCGAACTTTACGCCTTCGCCTAATTCTTCTTTAGTTTCTTCGTCCATAAAACCTCCTAGAACATCTGGCCGACAGCTTCGATATAGATTTCGAACCAGTATTTATCTTGTTCATCCTTTCTCAGCTTAACGATGAGTTTCGGAGAGATGATTTCCGGATTATCTTCCAATAAGTACATGTTGACTTCTTCGGTCAATATTCCTGCATCATCGTAATAGGTATTATTTTCCAGATGTTCTGTTTCGTCATATTGCCAGTTACTTTCGTATTTCTCGATAAGGTCTGTACAGACTTTATATATTACTTCGAGAAGCGAACCTGCGGAAACCGGATCCTCGTCTGTACCTGACCATTGCAGTTTAAGCCTACGGGCCAAATCAACCGCACTGTCAAGTTCAAAAGCTTCTACGGATTCAATCAATATGTTATGCCATTTATTCCAATCAATAGTCATGTTAACCTCGGTTTTCTCCAAACCATATGTCCGTCTTCTTCTTCGACGAACCTTCTTTTTTCATAAAATATTTTGCTTTCTGGTAATGTCGTAAGGTCGATATAATTATGGTCTTCCTTCAGTCGGTCAATCATTTTTCTTCCGATGGATTCACAACGGTTATTCGGATGTACTTCGAGAGAATATACATGTATATTTTCAGGAGTTCTTTCTTCGAATATCATAATGGCCAACGGATGTGTTACTTCCTGACTGATAAGGAACCTGATAACGATACCTTCTGTATCTATAAATTGTTTAGCACATTTAAAGGATAACGGAAAACTGTCCGGGTCTATAAGGCCCAGGCATTCCCTAGTAAACGGAAGGTCTTTCAAATATCGCATATTACGGTTTATCAAACGGACGTGTAAAGAAGTCCATTATCCAGCTAAATATGATAAAAATAACTACCATGAGAAATCCGATAATAGCTACCGGAAACATGGCAACATCTACAAGAAATTCTTTAACTTTTGGCATTTAATTCTTCCCTACATTGCTTGAGTACCTTTTCGAATTCGCCGGACTGTATTGCTTCGTGGAGAATGTGGCTTACAAGGTCTTCAACGGTAATACCTTTTTCATCAGCTTCTTTTTGAAGCTTTTCATAAAGTTCATCAGGAAGGTCAAACGACAATACATCTGTGTTTTCATTATTCTGCATCTGGATTTTCCTCATCTATCGGCATTAGAACGCCGGTTCGCATGTTTTGATAAAATTTTTTACTGTAAGCTTTTCTTACTTTAGAATAATATTCTGAATCATGTTGTGCGTATGGATTTGCCCAAACAAGTAAATACCGAACATTCTGTAGGTCTCTACGACATACAGGACATTCGGTAATAGGAGTTATACTTCCATTAACATCGAAATACCATGGGTTTTCGTCTGTACCACGATAGAATAGGCATTTTTTAGCTTTGGTGTCATCGCGTTTGAACGTTTTAAACCAAAGCCTTGTAGTGGCATCCCATGGGCCAGACTTATATTGTATGGTTTCGCAATACTCACACATCTTATCCCCATTTTTCTACTTCTTTCCGAATATCTTCATTGGCTAAGGCATGACTTATATAAGTACGAACCTGCCTGAAGAACTCCTGCTCTGTAACAGGTCGTTCTTGTTTGTGACCATAAACTAAATCGTCAAGTTTTTCGGAAAACGCTTCCAGAGACAATTTTTTCGGGTATTTGCGTTTTCTAAACCAGTCATCGATGTCTTTTCTGGTAACATCGGTCGGGATAGCGATTTTTTCACGTTTCATCCAGTCTTCGTGATGGTCGTTGAAATCCCAGTCGATAACACGGTCAAACCCGAAGTTGTTGAGCATTCCGTCCATGGTTTTCGGACCAAGGTTACGGAGAACTTCCATAATTTCGGCAGCATGTTCAAGAGTAAGATACTGGTCGAAATATTTGAATTTATTCATCAAACGAATACGGTAGAGCTGGTCACGTTTTGCTTCCAGTTTATCGTAGTTTTCTGAACTAAAGTCATAAAGTTTTCCATACGGCTGTTCGTCGAAAATGATGTCGTTTACTCGAAGCAATACTTCTTCGACGTCCATATAACGAGCGAGAGCTTTAAGGAAAGCTTTGGTTTCACGTGCCGTTTCTTCAAATTCGCGGTCACGCAAAGAACCAATAACAGTAATCACACCGTTATCGTAACCGTCAGCGTTGTCTGAAGAATACGACGACGCATGCTGGGTCGCATAAACGGAAGTTTCGATTGGACCTTCAGAACCGGTAATATTAAATCCACGTTTTTCCATATCACGAAGAGCCCAGTTGACATAATCAACAAGACGATCTTTGCGAACCGTTTCAAACGGAAGGCGAATTCTGACAATACCACTTATATACGTCCAATGACTCATTATATTTCCTTTTGTTTTAGCAAAATATAATAAAAACTATTCGGTTTGTAAACCCTTTAGAATGTAGCGTTAGCAAATTCGTTAAATAATTTAAGTTTTTCAAATGTTACGAATACAATATCGCCATTATTATATTTGAACATTATATAAGAACAGATTTCATTATTATTCTGAGATAAAGCGACATACGGATCTGCTGCAACCGGAATAGCAGGACTTTCTGGAAATGCCTGAAATAAATTGAAGTTATCTACCTTAGCTATTAAATAATGCGAGCCAGAACTAAGGTCTTTTGGTTCACGAGACAATACACTAAATACAGTAAACAAATCCGGAGTCATATAAATGCACATGACTTTAGAATAGTCAATGTGACTATCCACGAATTTAAGAATACCGTTAAATCTTTCGCTACTTCACCGAGATTTCTTTTTCTTGAAAATCTTATTAAACCACGATTTTTCCGGATCTTTATACTTATATCGAATAATTTTCATCATTTACTCCTGTGAGCGGTGCTTAGGGTAGTCAAGATACGGCGGAAAATCTTTGCAAGAAGGATGAGAAGTATCAATCCACTCGCTGTTTTTATTCGGTTGTATAACCGGCTGTTTATCGTTAGAGTTATTTTTCTCATCAAATACCCCGAGGCGTTGAAGTTCTACAAATTCTGCAGGAGTGCAGGTAATTACTGTATTATTTCCAATCATTACTGTCATATTAAATATCCCATTTTGTAACAATGTCGTTAAAATCGTTTTTAGCGGTTTCGATTAATTCCATTGCTTTTTCTTTTGTGATAATTTCATCGATTTGGTCTTCACGTATATCATATTGTTCATCTTCAAGATAACTTACGTAAACAGAACCCCAATCATTTGCTGTAAGGTGTGAGAATTGCCGGTAGTCATCGTCAAACTTAATATGAACACCTTTGACTTTACATCTGAAAAAACCTCTACCGGCAAATACAATTTCTATGATATGGATAATCTCCATATCCTTTTTGTTTACTGTACTAAAAGCCTTGCGGACATTACGTCCATATTTGAGCAGATACGTATCTTTATACTTGTTTTCAAGCTTAGCCTTACACTTGAATGCCTTTGACTCTTTAACTTGCTGGAGGCACTTATCTGCGTACTCACGGAGCTCTCTGAGGTCATCCTCGTTTGTAATAGCTTTAATCTTGGTTTTTAAATCGTTTACCGCCATAAATCCTCTAATTCAGATAAAAATAACTTACGGTCGCAGTTAATTTCGAGAATACAAGGTTCTGAGTCAACCTTATGTCCGTCATGATTATTCAACGGGGTAATACCGCTAACGGCTCGGCACTCCTTGCCCCAAGCGGTATTAATCCCGATAGCAATCTGTGGATTCCCTTTAATTTTCTGTAATTCAGCGATAAGTTCTTCTTTATTCATATTAAATCGTACTCCAATGCTGAACAAGACCGATAATCATGAGCACCAGCATCGGAGAACAATAGAAGAAATGAACTACGCCCTTAGCCGGATTGCCGGTAAGAATATTGATAAAGCTTCCGATAATGCCGAGTAACATACCAGTTGCCCAGATGACACCGATAACGAACAGCGTCATTCCGCCGAAATAAAGCGCGGCGACCACGGAACCGATGGTGATGAGACTCGCGACAAATCCGGTAGCAGAACCTTTTTCACCGAAGAGCTCACGGAGCATACCGAGAATTTGAACACCGAGAATGATATAGAGAAGAACTGTAATCATGTTTTTTATTCCTTTTTGTTTGATTAAAATATAGTAAAAGTAAACCAGGTTGTAAACCCTAAATTAGGTCTTTAACCTGGTAATTATTATTTAACGACCCAAAATAGGGACATTAGACTGAACGGAACAGCCAATGTAGAATCTTCGGAATTCGATATAGATAACCGCGATTGACTGTCGGGCGGGTAAAGTATTCCACCTCGTTGCTTTTCAGAGTTGAATCAGTAGAATGCGTAACGTATTCGAAACCGTCGTTCTTGGCATACTTCTTCGTAAAAGAACTCTTGGTTTCAAACGTCGGAAATTGCGTAGACGTATGACATGCAATCTGATTACCCCGTGTATCATATTCACGAGTAGTAATCATAAGGCAATGATGGAACGTATTATAATGAATTTCCTTGATTGCGTTGTTACCGGTATCTTCATAAACATATTCGTCAGTTGTATACCAGGTTCGGCCACGCTGCGTAGTTGTAGTCTTGTTATACAAATAACGACCGTATTCATCATATAATGTAATTGTATGGTCAACGAATTCGTTGTTATCACCATAACGCTGGGTTTTTTCTTCAACACGAGCGCCAGCATGACCTGCAAAATCGGTTTCTTTTTCGGTATAAGTACCGTCTTCATTAAAGTTACGATACTTTACAACATTGCCTTCGTCATTGTAGAATGCAATAAAATGACAATCAAGACGACGCTTGCCATTGACATCGTACTTATAGCAGAATCGTTCAACCGTATGAGTACCGTCTTCGGCATACGTAAGCTTATCAATATTGTCGATTTTACCGTTGGACGTATCGATAGTCATGATACGTCTGAATTTTTCATCATAAAGATTTCGTTCGACGCGAAGACGACCGACGAGATGATGCTTACGGCGAGTTACGAAATGTGAACCCGGAAGAAACCATTGGGTTTCAATGGGAGTCAGCTTAGATACACAGAGATTCTGGAGAAATTTAAACATTGTATTGTTCCTTTTGGTTTATGCGTACAATATAGTAAAAGGATTGACTAGTGTCAACCCTTTTTATTCAAGAACAGATAGAATCTCGGTCATTTCTTCATCATGCATCTTTTTAAGGTTTACTTCCCATTCTTTTAATATCATGTCTTCTGCTAATGAACGGGCTGTATATTTCTTAAACATTTCGCAATTATATTTGGTTGGATTGACGTCCATTCGTATAATGCTATAAATGACACCGCCTTTACATTCAAAATATGCAGGAATATCCATATTTAGAATGTTATTATGAAGCCATAACTTTTTAGGTTTTGGACCCATGAAGCTATGTATCATTTCTTCAAGCGTATCTATTTCATCGGAATGCTTTACTTTCCATTCATGTGTCGTCATGAGTTAATCAATGTCTCCACATCTTTAATGACACTTTTGAGGTCATGCTTTTTCTTTTTAGGTTCTTTTTCGGTATTGTCGAGTAACCAGTACGGAAGCTTGTAGAAGAAAAAGACAAAGATATTTCCAATCATAAACACGACATTAGTAACTAACCATCCGGTAAGCCTTATAGTCATGTCAATAATAAGTGTCGGGTACATAAGTTGAGACGCTAAGAAATAAATCTTTCCAAGTCGTTTCTTTACTGGATTTTTTGATGTTTCCATACTTGTACCCAAGAAAAAGAATACAATATGTGCAGCAAAGTATACTACGGCAATAATACTTAAAATTCCCGGATGTGCAGGCCAGATGCGTTCTGGAACAGTAAGAATATATGGGGCATTATACCTAGCAATAGTATTTGCTAGCAATACGAGACCCAAATATACTGCCGTAATACCCCAGATAAAAGGTGGGCTGATAAAATTACGGCTAAACGCCTCATTGATGTCTTTGAGTTTCATGTAGTACATTTAGCCGTTCCTTTTATTAGTCCTGGCAATCGCGGTTGATGATATACTTTTCCTTAATCTCGTCGGGTGCGTCGACGAGTTCAACCTTGATCTTGGTCTTATCGATTCCCTTGTCGGCCAGACCCAAAAGGGCAACAGCCTTGAGTTCGTCGTACTCTTCATCCGTCGCGTTATCCGGAACGGTGAATTCGCCAACATTGTAAGTAATCTTGAATTTCTTCATATTATTATCTCCTATTTTTTATGCTTTTAATATAGCAAAAAATATCGTCGATGTAAACCCTAAAAATAAAAGAGAACTTTTTAAGTTCTCTTACATATTTTCATCGACAAGTTTTTGTTTAAGCTCTTCCATCTCGTTATCCAGGTTATTGACCATGTTTACCAGATGTTGCTTATGTTCAAGAATACCATTAATCTGCTCATTGTACTTGTCAATTTGCGCTTGATTTCGGGTCTTGTCGATTTTCTTTTTCAACTTATTGACTTCAATATCGGCCTGACGGATAGACTTGTCATAGTCCTGATGCCAATGTGTATTTGCGCCGTTAAAATATGCGAACGTACCTTTAGAATTATGACCTGAAACACCTGGAGCTTGCCAGAGATAATCGAAAAGGTCTTCAACCTGTACAATTTCTACTTTTGTATTAAAATCATAGATAATATCCTTTTCGGTATCGAAAGTTTCCTTAAGAGTACCGTAAGAACATCTTCCCAAATCTCTAAAGCTCTTTAGCGTAAAAATCATTATTCTTCCCCATAAGTATAGATATATTCGCCGCGTAAGTTAACGGCAATATCAAGGAACTTCAAGCCTACCATTTTAACCGGCATACGCTTGTTTTCCTTACATGCCACCTTTGCGTAATGCTTCCACTTGACACCAGATACATAGTCGTTTTCAATCCACTGTGTAACTTCACAGCCGCTGCGACGTGCCGAAATCAGGAAGTCAAGCTTTACGTCAGCGAATGCCGACGCAAATGCAAGCAACGCAATCAATATTACTTTTTTCATTTTTTGTCCTTCTTATCTTTCTTTTCTTTGTTTTCTAAAGTGTCACGATATGCTTTAATTTCATCGATAAATCCCTGACACATCATTGTTCGACCCTTTGCTTCGAGGTTTGGCAAGAAATCTTTAAAATGCCATGTAATAAATGACCATGCATCAATCGCCGGATAATCGCCAGTAATTAAGTCTTTGTATTCTCTAGCAAATAACCCCTTAATATAGTTACGATATTCTATAAGAATATTCTGCTCCCAATCACTATGATGTTTTTCAACATCTGCAAGATAATTCATTGCAGTAAATGGAGTTAAGTGGACATAAGCAGAATGTTTGTCATCATAATTACTAATACGTAATATATAATCCTTAAGATACGGTTCATCTACTAAGGCTTCACGGATTTTACAATATTTATTAATCGCACCTTTTATACCAGTAATAAGGTCATTAGTATGTGAATAAACCGAATAGTCTTTGATTTTACTGGTACGATATATCGGGTAATCAAGATTAATAATCTTAAAAATTGCTTTATCCTGTTCACTCATGTTTTTACGATTTCGCCAATAGACGCAAAGCCGTTCGTTAAAAGCTACGTCATCCCTAAATTCAAACCAGTCACTGAACTTGAATACGTCAACACCTTTTACAGAAAAATCAGCCTGTTCGACGATTTCCTTAACCTTTTTAATTTTACGATTTAAAAGCCAGCCCATATTTACTCCTTACCGGGAGAATCCTTGAATACTTCTAAATTCCGTTTTTGTAATCGGCTTTCCAGTTTCCTTAATCTTTTCGAGGATTTCGTCGAGGAATGCATCCTTATAGACACCATAACAGATAACTCCGACCAGCACACCAAACGTTCTGTGGCTTTCGGTTTCAATCTTCTGATAATTATGACCGGCATAGCAAAAACCATCGCTTTCGTCTACGAGAACGTTTCCTTCGTCTTCACGAGAACAGTCCTTTCGAATATCCCAACTGAACAGCGGACGAACGGCCTGGTCCAACTTGCGGAGTGCTTCGACGAACTTACGCATGTCGTCGTCCAACGGCATAGGCATGAAACAATGTTCGTCCGTACGATAGTTATCGCGTTCTACATAGTAAGAACCCTGTGTAAAGAACGGGAAACAATACTTTCCACGATAATGGTTTTCAGACTCACTGATCCTGTGGTAATCATTTAGGACAACCTTAGCGGTCTGGCGAAGTTCTTCGTATGCGGTTTCAACAGTGGCAATAGCCGAGGTCATATCAATCTTTTTCATATATTATAATATAGAAAAAGAGCTGACTTGTGTCAACCCTATTTTTAAAGGTTATGGTCAATCGTATATAGCGTATCGCCGTGATTAATACATGATTCTATACACGACTTAGTAGTTACCAAGTCCATCATATCACAGGGCATAGTTCGGCCCTGATATATAAGCTCTGCTGATGTATAGTAATGTTTTTTCTTCGGATGCCTTGCCATCGCGTTAGGCGACATCAAATCAAATTCGTTGTTATATGTACCATGTTTTCGCGCATATTGACCGTTAGGTAATTGTATAACTTGGACTCCTTGGACGGTAAGAATACTTGGTACAATGTCGCCCGCCTCGATAATGAGACACTGATTAGTTACGGCGATACATATTTCATCGCTTCCATGTAATTTTAAAATTGGCGTGCAATCTGAAATAATTTTACATCTATGCCCGTCTATTTTCACAGAACCGTTATATGCAACAAATATTTCATCGGCATAATCATTAATGTGGGTATTTAAATAATTGGTTATATTATAACCTTGCGCATTAATGACTGGTCCGTTAATCTTTGGAAGTTTTTTCTGTCTTATGGGCATATATACAAATATAATAAAAATAAGGGCTATCGTAAGCCCTTTATTTTAATCTAATTACATTCTGCCGGCTTTAATTTCATCAAAAATATATGAACTCGTATCAACGACTAAGGCATACATTTCAGGATTTGGTCTACCGATACGCCACAATAAGAACTTGCCGACACGGGTAATAGTACGTACAACATCATAATCAATACTACATCCGAATTTAAAAGTCAAAACTCCGTTTTTAATCAGGTTCTTGACTTCATCTGTTCCTTTAACCAACATATCATAAATTGCTTCTGCACCGTCTTTTTCCTTTCTTAGCGCCTTGTCTGCTAAAACGGTTCCGTCATTTCCAGTAATCGTAACATGATCCCAGCTAAGGTTAGTAATATGCTGTATACCGTCATAATGTCTTTTAAAATCTTCATATGCCGGGTTATTCTGTCCGATTCGTATACAAAATCCGGCATCACGTCCGGTATTCTGATGGTCTATATTATAACATTCGATAGTATCGCCATATTCGGTATCAAATGTATATGTTATTGATTGATTGCACGGATATTTCTTTTTTGCGATAAGCTTCATGTGTTCTCCTAATTATTCATATATCAGATTTCGTGTTAGGTTCAATTTCCGTTACATCCAGCTTATACCACTTACTGTTCTCTTTCTTTACTACCTTAATCTTCAGCGTCTTGTCGGTATCGGCAGAAATGTCATACTGACGTTCGTCAAGGATTTCGGCAGATTCGCCCTTATCGTAACAATGAAAAAGCTTTACATATACGTATTTCTTTTCACGGGCACATTCGAACAGGATAAAGTTATTCTTGTCGGTATGTTCGTTATTCCAGGTATAACAAAGTCCGTTAATGTTTTTGAAATCTGAAAGCGAGAACTGACATTCAATATCAGTAGGCGTTTTGGCTTTGATAGTACGAAGGTTATAGTCCGTATTTACTACGTCATTTAGCTTTTTAAGTTCAGTATTAATTTGACTGGGAACAATTGTCCTATTAAAACATACCGTAGCGGAATTATCACGGACTTCAATAACTCCCTTAGGCATGACAACGAACTTGACATCGTATTTATCCTGAAGTTTTTTCAGTTCCTTGAGAAATGTTTTAAGATTTTCGGTCATTTTCGTTCTTCCTTTTTATTAGGAATTAAAAATTCTTTCAATTTCTGCATCATGTATGATGTGGTCTTCGTAAGTACAAACCCTATTATATACTCTTTCAGCAGCCTTATAAGAATCAAATTTTACTGCGTCAAACGGATTATATGTCCAGGCATCGTCACCAGCGCATTGCCAGTAAAAAACCAAATTGCCTCTTTCATTTCGTTTAACGATACGCCACTTATACATTTTAAACTCCTTATTGGTTATGTCTTAAATATAATAAAAATAAGGACCGTTGTAAACCCAAAATGTTGTTGCTTATTATAGAACATTCAGAATTTCTTTGAGTTCCTGTTTCTTGGCTTTCTTGAACTGTCGTTTTACGAACGCTTGTCTTTTTTCTTCCATTTTATCCAGGAGCTTATCTACCGTAGAGAAATATGCGGGTTTTCTTTTATGGTTGGTTTTCGGTAACGTCTTGTCGAATACGATTAACATTTCATGCGGTTCTTTGTCTCCGTCGTAGAAAGTCAGACGTGCTTCCCAAAGGACATTGTACATTTTATCGCGAGTCGTTACCCATGCGGTCGTGTGGTCATAATTGGACCAGTGTTCAAGCGTAAAAGTATAGTCATCGAACTCACACCAACGGGAACACTTCTCCATGCGAGCTTTCATCTTCTTGTTGACTGACGCGTAGTGTGTATTATTCATGTCCGGAAATCTATAATACAATAAATATAATAAAAATAAGGACCGTTGTCAGCCCTTATTTTTAAATGTTTCTTTAAGATAACTTACTTAACGCCGAAAACCTGGTCCAAATCCGCCTTAAAGTCTTCTATGTTGTCACCGTCATAGCTTGTATTGTTTGCGACAATCGTATAGACCGAACCGTCCGAACTGATACCGGAGAAAAGAATATTGACCATGATTTCATCGTCATATTCTCCCTTTTCGGAAATTTCAAACATTGTAACATTCATATCGTAAGTATATAGATATGTCATTGGTTCCGGGTCAGTATTCTTTTCCCTTTTATGGAAACCATAATTATCAAGTAACTTTTTAAGATAATTAATAAAATGTTCAGATTTTAACGGATGCCTGTTAACCTGCTCTTCAAGATAGTAGCCCGCATTATTCAAAACCTGCTTCGCCTCAATTAAATCCATTTGAAACCTCATTTTTATTATTTATAAATAAGTAAAGGTTAAATATGAGTGAAGTGAGAGAAGAATACACTGCAGAAAATTATCCAAGTTTTGGCAAGAAGTATAATAACGAGAAGGCAATCATCTCGCTGACTTCTTGGCGTGCAAGAATCAACACGGTATCAAAGACGCTGTTCAGTCTATTGAAGCAGTGTCCTGGTTTTCATATCGTCTTGGTATTGAGCGAAGAAGAATTTCCGAAAATGATGGATGAATTGCCTGAGAACTTGAAAGTATTTGCTGACAATGAACTTATTGAAATCTTGTGGGTGTATAAGAACTATAAGTCATTTAAGAAGGTACTTTTTACGATGGATAAGTACCGTGATGTTCCTATCATTTCAGCGGATGATGATTGTAATTATGTATGTAATTATGCTGAAGAATTATATCAAACTTATTTACATTATCCTAATAAATGTATTGCTTATAGAAAATCAAAATTTTCATTTTGTTTATGTGGCCCAGCTTCACTATATACGCCGTTTTTATTTGAAAAATTTATTTTAGAATTCAAAAAATTAAAATTAACAAATTATCAAGATGACGGTTTTTTTGCAAATATATTAAAAGAATTAAATGAAAAACCTATTGCATTACACAATAAGTTTCCTTGTAATTTTCATGATGAAATTAAACCTTTAAATGGGTCTTTATATAATAAAGAGTGGAAAAATTCACAAATGTATTAAATACCAAATAATTCAGTAATTTGTGATTTATTTAATTTACTTTTTAAATTACTCCACTGTGTTTTATTAGAATATGTTAAATGGTCATTTGTTCCTGTTTGATTATATATAAACATTCTATTAAATGAATTAATTATTATATTTTCATTTTGTAAATTAAATTCTTCTTTTAATAATTGTACTATTTTTGTATGATTGTATTTATATGGATTTATTTGTAATTTATTCCAATTTATAAATAAACTAATCATAATTGATGTAGAACCTATCTTTCCGTAGGATGCATTAAATTCATATAGTTCATATTTTTTATTTATATCTTGTGTAAAACCTTTTTCAAAACCAATATAAAATAAATCTGTATTATAATTAATATTTTGTTTAATAATAGATACACAATCATTTCTTATACAATCATCATGGTCTATTCGACTTAATATTATTTTTTCTTTATTTAATTTTGATATATATTTTTCTAAATCTATAAAATTTATTATTTCTACATCAAATTTACATAATTTTTTTAACTCTAATATTTTATTTAATAAAAAATTAGAATTTTCATGTTTTAATAAAACTAACGTAAAATTTTTATCTGTTTGATTATTTAATGAAGGTATTAAAAAATTAATCATATTTTTATAACCGTCATTTAATAAATTTTCATCAAAAATGTTTTTACTCAATTTTATACAATAAAACCTAACTAAAATTAAATGTTTTATTTCCATAATTTTAATAATCCCTCAAATGTTTTAAAAAATCTACTATATTTGTAAATTGTTTTATATATTTTTGGTTTATTTTTATTAAATGTTTTATTTGCGGCAGATTTTCTTTCACGACATTTCATAATCCATTCAATATTTGATTTATATTGAAAATGTGCAATAAATAAATCATCACATGCACATGGTGGATTTATCCAATCATCATATATTTTTTTACCATTTATTAAATAACTTCCCACATTATTATTTGTACAATTATATGTTGGATTATGCCCGCCATTATGCGGCATTCCCCAATACCACGTTGCCGTTGTTTTTACAAATGTTTTTACCCAACTATTATCTTGCCGCCATATAGGATATAATTGCTTACATACATAATCTGACCATCCTGTAGCATTTTCAATAAGTGATTTTGTTCGTTTCTCTGTATATTCTAATGGAAACATGTTTCGCCAGCCAATACTAAATTTTTTAATATCTGGCCATTTATCTTGTAATGTCAAAATCATTTCATTAACATTATTATGAAATTTATCACCAATATATAAAAACTCGTCATCATCAATAGGTAAAACCCACCATGCGGAACTTTTATTGTTGATATACTTATTATATAATGTATATTGGTTCGGCCAACCAGTTATAAGTTCATATGTAACTCTATCACCATAAGAGTCACAAACACTTTTAATATCTACCCAACTTTCATTATCAAAAATATGACAACAATCAAAACCAATAATGTCTAAATGCCAATGTAACCAATCTTTAAAATCTTGAAGATTATAAGATTTAGTTAATAAAACTACTTCTGATAATTTATTTTTGTTCACCATTTTTAATAAATCCCATTATCTGTGTAAAATATTTATCTGCATACCATTCCGGAAATCGATTTCCTGCGCCCCTATAGCCTCCACCACGACCATGTGGATCATAAATTACAAATATATTTTTATTATTTGTTTTTAAATTTTTATTATAAGTAATTACAACAAGTTTATATTTTAAATCTTCTTTTTCAATTTTCCAAAACGCCGCTTCATCATAATCCATATGTTCCCATTCAGTAATAAAAACCGGAGATTCTTTTTGGTCAAGCATACGTTTTAATCGTTCTTCATATTTTTGAACTATATATTCCCAAATTTTACAATATCTAACATCATGTCCAACAATATTTGGGATTTTATAGTTTTTATCAAATAAAAAATGAACATATTCAAGCTTAATATTATTATCAATAGTTATAATAAATTGTTCTTGTCCTTTATTATATCTATGCGGTTCTTTTGAAAGTTCATAATTATTCCAATTAATAGTTTCCCAGTTTGTCATTAAATAATATAGGGAATTAAAATCTAAATTTATCCAGGTAAATGGATTTGCCCTACCTTGACCAGCTTTTTGTTCTATATAATTAGATATGCAGCAATTACCGATTAAATTCATACTATATTTATATAAAAAGTGTTACTAATAAGCAACTCTTTTCCAATATTCTTTATATATGCTGTCTTTAAATTTTCTATTCCTACAAAGACCGTTTCGTTCATCAACTTCTTTCATAGTTCCAGGCTGTGCATGAAGTCTAGTAAGAAAGATATATGGAATATTTCTTTTCTTAGCCAGTACACCGTAGAAAGCGTCGTCATGATTACATTCGATGATTTTAGGATCTTCCAAGTATTGTAATGCACCGTTGAAACAGTTTGGCGGAAACAGAGTTCCGTGTCCTCCACCACCCCATGGAATTCCACCAACAACCTGATGATATTCGCTTATGATACAGTTCTTATTTTCAAGCCATTTATCGTAGAGTTCTTGTGCATAATTTCGGATATAGATACAACCGTCATCTGCAGAAATAATCGGAACATCTTTATACTTATGCATAGTGAAAAGAATTTTCTTGAATGCTCGATAATTCTTAGTGACCCAAAGAACTTCGATTATGTTTCTTTCAATCAAAATTTTAAGGTCATCAGGCAAACATGATTCATTTGGAAATTCTTCTGTACTGAGAACAAGAACAATATGAAAACCAGGGCACTGTTGTAAAAGACTGAAAACGGTCCTTGCAACAGTTCCGATTCTATTTTTCCATGAAGTTAGACTTATAATCGCTTTTTCGCCCTGATATTGTTTCATATTAGTCCATTAAGCTCTTTGCGGCATTTTCCCAAGTAAATCTACGATGGTTAAACGTGGTGAAATAGTTATCGTTCAATGCCTTTATACACATATTGGCCAGATAGTCGCTATACAGGTACATATCTTCAATCATTTCAGAATCATCGTAAAAATCAGAAGAAAGGAAGTTTACACCCTTACAGGTAGTACCCATACCGCCGAGACTGGTAGTAAGAATACAATTACCGGCTGCAGCATTTTCTACCGCACTGATACAGAATGTTTCCTTGAAAGCCAAACCATAAGCAGAAATACCGAGATTCGGATAACACCATATTTTAGCCTTCTTTTGTTCTTCGGCCAGTTCCGGCTTTGTAAGCCTACCAAGATTTATGATACCTGGAGCGTCAATGTCATACTTATTATAACTGCAGATTTTCAATTCAAAATCAGTAACACTGTTTTTAATTTTAGGATAAACAAGCTTTATGAAAAAATCAAGTCCACGTTCAAAGCGGCTACTCCAAACCATGGAATTCGTCTTCTTGGACATGTCAACATCCTTATAAAGATCCATATCGATTCCGTTAAGCGTTACCTTAACGAAATTACTAGCCTTGGGAATGTTATATTGCATTTCCATAAAGGTCTTATGCCAGTTGGACAATACGAAGATATGCTTTAACTTCCTAAAATCTACGGCTTCACCAGGATAATGGAACAAGCCCATATCATGCATCATTAAAGAAATATTCTTACTCTTTACCTTATTCATTCCCTTGATACCACGGGAATAATAGAAGTAATCGAATTCCGTAGTCGCACAAATCTTATCGAAACTTTCTTTCTTCAAATAGTGAACATTTTTATAGTCATGTTCAGCAGGAGTATTCACAAACAGGAATACTTCATGACCTAAATCCGAGAATGCTTCTGAGATTTTATTAAGCCAAGTTTCAGAACCACCCAAGAATTTGGTATTTTCGTCTACACTAATATCGAGAACACAACCGTCAAAAATACCAATTTTCATTTATACCTCTAAACCCAATCTTTCCTTTACGTAAGCGACTTTTTCTGGCGTCTTTTCATTAAGGTTGAAATACCATTCAATTCGTTTCAAAACCGGAGTTACATAATGAGCGGCGTCGGTTGGTTCCATACAGCGGCGGTCAATATATTCTTCGAGAGACTTTGTAATATAGTGACGAACATAGTTATTATCCGTACTTACCGGTTCTGCGGACCAACGACAGTCAGAAGGCATACCATTGCTTCTACGGCAGATTCCGTTTTCGACATAGCATGTATGAACGTCAATCATAAGACGCTTGTCAGATACACGTAAAATGGACTTGACAAACATATTTTCAGAAATACCCTTTTCGATTTCGTCACCGTTGTATTTGGCGAGCAATGGTGCTTGTTCCGGGAACCTTTCGAGTACGGGCTTGTCGTTGTAGAGCATGTTTTCGTTATCGCCATAGACACGCCAATTAAGATGAATAACGTCGGTATCTGCGAATATATCCTGGGAAAGGTATTCGTCTACTTTCTTTCCGTCAAACCAGAGAAATTCGTCGAGATCGATAAAAGTAACCCAGTCAAAACCCACAGGCTTGATAACGTTATTATAAATGTTGTTATAGACACCTTTCTGCATTCCAGCGATCTTCAGTGCGTCATAACCGCGAAGATTCCAGATTTTTACAGGATATTTTTTCATGAGCTCACCGGCCTTAGAGGCGAGCGAGTCATCATCCATATTGTCGTTATTTACCAAGAAAATTTTTGTGAATCCGAGTTTGGTATGATAGTCAAGCCATTCCTCGACATATCTGGATTCCTTTTTAGCAAGAGCTACGATAGCTGTCTTCATTCAATCACCTTTTTAATTAACAATTTATTTATAAAATTATAAGTCAGGAAATCCAATAAAATAGATAGCTGTATTACGAAGTTCTTCAACATCCGACGTTTTTCTCATATCATAGGTTTTCCCTTGATATGTTAACCTTGCGATACCGTCATGGAACCTGTCAGAAAAATTGTTCATGAGCTCACCGATTAGCTTAAAATTATGAATCAACCTATTAAAGCTATTTGTTGATTGCATACTTACTCTATTATAATCGGCAGGCTTATAAGTTACCGGTTCTTTCATTCCTTCAATAAGAGTACACGAAAGTTCTATAGTAACTTCCTTATCGGGCTTATCGTCAAGCTCAGAATATATCGGACGTCTAAAAATGTTCGTTTCTTCAGACATAATTAGAAACCCCAAGCCGAACGTTCTTCTTCATCTCGTACTTTTTGACATTTTGGACACAAGTCACCGCCCCAGTCTTCCATAATCTTGTCGTAAACATAATTCACATGTTGTTTTTCTTCGTCTGTAAGATTATGATACCAATCATCACTTGTAATCGGTTCATGGATAACGGAAACGACTTGTTCTCCACAATATGTATTAAAATCACGGCAATCTCGTCTACCTGCAGCTTGAGTTGTCCAATGAATTTTACCGTCCGCCGTTCTGCATAACAATGGTTCTGTCATAATTAAACCTCCGTGATATTGAGTTCAAAACCGCCTTCTTCACCGTCAGCATTGTCATCCCAAATACTATCATCACGAGAACTGTATTTAATATCCTTTTTATTCTGGATAGCGTCATTAATCCAATCCATGAAGAACTTCTTGATGTCAAGTCCTGTAAATTTCTTATTTTCGTTTTCAATATAGCCTTCATCGTCAAAAGGATAATTATAATCCTTTCGAGTATCAGAAACTATATTCTGGAAATATTCATAGCATTTATTGAACGCCTTTTCAGGATCCGAACCATTATAGACGAGACGGTGTTCAATATCGAAATCATGCTGGTAGACATGATGAACTGAATATACAGTTCGTTTCTTATGTTTCTTTGCTTCCAGTTCTTCAATATAGTTCATGACTACGGTTGGAAGTTCAATCTTTGCTTTCTTTAAAATTTCTCTAAATTCTTCTGGTTTCATATTAAATCTCCGGATTATAGCTTTTTTCTATTTCATAATGTTCTGCGGCTTCTCTAAAAACACTCTTAAGAGCACATTTACAAAATAATAATATTGCATCAGTTTCAGCAGGTGATACTACCTTATAAACATTACCTCTTAACCAGCCAGATTGAACAATACCTTTTGTCTTATATTCTCCAGAATTGAGAACATGGTCCAATATCCATTTATCTGATTGAAAACCATGCTCGACATGAATTGCGTCTTTCATGGGTCTGCCATTTGGGTCAATGGTAGAAATCGTATAAAGCGACTTTTCTTTTGGATTTACCTCATACTTATTACCTTTTTCATTAACTACTGTCATGTTATGTTCAACTATAAAATTGCATTCCATGACGTCATAATTATAGATAATCGTATGTCGAAATCCTGCACCCAAAGTTATCAATTTAGCATTATACTTATTTGCAGTTTTGACAATAAATTCTGCCATTTCTTCTGGGCTATGTATCATTTCGTTCATATCATCATGCCTTATTATCCTTGTTTTTTATCGACTTTCATTATTTAGTCTTCCTCATCTTCAGTCTTATTTTTCTTGAAAATTCCGGCAATAGAATCAATAATCAGGTATACGAAAATCATACCGATAATTGTTAATCCCGGATTATTCTGACAGAAATTTAAAAATACTTCCATTATTTAGTCTCCCGTGGGTCTTTCCACTTTTCGATTTCTTTAGTTTTCTTGTACTTTACCGTTTTTCCATACGACTTTCTTTGTTTTCTTTTCTGTCGGTGCCCATCTTATTTTAAGGCTTTCAATGGCGTCAGACATGTTAACATAGGAATCCGGCATTGCGAATTCCGATATATCATTCCAACAGTAGTGCCACCACAAAAGCCATACCTGAGGGAAAAATTCTTTGTTGTCATAAGTTATGACTCGCTTAGTCATTTTTCTCATTAACCATTTCCACATATTCATTTCCTTAAAAACCTGGTTCTTCAGCCGGGCAACGGAAAACCCTCAAGAAGCCGGCTACATGACCATTGGACCAATCTGGATAGTTAATAATAAGGTCATGATCTGTTGCCAGTTTATCAAGCAGGTCATTTACAAGTTCATCCCAATTTTCATAAAGAGCCTTAAAAGGACTATTCGTGTTATATAAATGTAAAACAAACTTGCCTTCTGTATTTCTTACCTTGAATCGAGTAAGAATGCTTCTGACGTAATTTTCAACCTTATCGTAATTTATACCGGCATATTTCAAAACCGGTAAGTCAGTCGGTCTATAACCGTCGTTTTCTTCCCCAGTACCGATAATTGTATAAATATACTTTCCAGAATTTCTAACAGCTCTGCATTCGGGTTCAATCATGTGCCATGCAACTTCTGTAAATAACTGTTCAACAGAACTGATACAAGGCATAGTACGTTGAACTTCTGCAATATTGCATACTACGTCACGGTCCTTAATATCCAAATTTTCAAGTGGCGGATTTTCAAGATTGACCGTAATTACTTCGACTTCATCCTTGATAAGCGGAGTTACAGGAATACAGTCTTCAGGAACTGCCTGACCCCAACAAGGTTTATAGGTTGTAATACCGAGGAACTGAATCATCGGTGCACCAGTTTCTAATGTAAATCTTTTAAAAGTTACGTATCTAGTAGCCATAAAGTTTCCTTTATTTAATAAGTTCTATACTTTTATCATAACACCAAAGCCATTTCTTGCATCTCGAAACATAGCGAAACCATTTCATATCATGGGCATATATCATTTTCTTATCGTCAGTTATAAAAGCCCACTGAGCATCTTTTATAGTTTCTCTAGGAGAACGAACCAAAATACATTCATGTGATTTTGGCATTTCTTCGTCAAACGTTTTCCAAGTAAATTTGTATTCTTCTACTATCATTCTTCTAGCCTTTTACCACCCACTACCACAATATGTGCTTTTCAGAGCATTAATTCTATTATTATAATCTTCAGTGCTTTCACGCATATCATCGATTGCTTTTGTCACTTTATCCTTATCACCAGAATAAGTGTTGTGATACTCGTGACGTTTGCTGAACCAGCCAAGTGTGATAACTTCTCTGTCTATCTTGCAATCAATTTGATACTTATCAGCAACTTCGTACGCTGCTCGTGATAGACCATTAATTTCGTGTCCACTTGCTATTGTAAATGTTTCTCTGTAATCACTCATATTATACCTCTTAATCTAAAACGTTAAGACAGTTCTGAACATATCCATTTTCAAGAATAGCATTAAAACGGTCTATATTCTTTTTCAGCATATCCCGGTCATATTCCTTATTGTTGATAACAAGAGTATACAACGGATATTTTTCTTCGCCTTTAAGCATATCATGGGTAAGCTCTTTAAAGCTGGCAATTTCCATATTTCTTGACCAGGCTTCTGACGGTATTAACGAATGTTCTCCTCTTAACATAATACAGTCTGCAGTCCATGAAAAATGTTCTACGCATTCTTGATATTCATAAGATAGAAAATTTTTATTAAATGGATTAAAGAACCCGGGTTTTCTTCTGCGTAATCTTTTGCACTTTTTATATCCACTATGAAGTGCATCTTTTTCAAAATGTAATTCACATTTACCCGGATAGAAATTCTTGGTATGACCATATTTCTTTTCATTTCTGAAATAATAATATACCTTGACATAATAGGTCATATTATGTGTATTTTCCGGTAACATTAAATATTCAGAACAGCTCACCAGGATTCTCCATCTGTTGTTACTTGTGGGTAAAGTGTAACAATATTCGCTATATCATAATCTTTATATGACTTCTTAATTTTTTCGATGCCTTCTTCAATAGAATTACAGTCTACATGAACATGTACTTCCTCATATACACCATTATCTACATCGAGGTTAACTATATAATTTTGAATCATTAGAAATTCCTTTCAAGGCATCTTTCCGCTGTTGCTTCTTCCGTTGTATAGAGATGAAGATCCTGAAGTAATGCTTCCGTAATTTCACTGAACTCATATTCATGTAAATGCTTAAGATTAGACCCAAGGCAATCAGGCTTATCAAGCTTTTCGAAAGTTACAAGACGTTTATTATAAGAATCCATGGTAGCGATATGTTCGCCATTCTTTTCAATATAATGCTGCTTGCATACAATACCACCGCGGCTGTTACAATAAGTCTGCGGGATTTCGTTAAATGTAAAACCATTGGCTTTCAATACTCTTTTAATCTTTGCAAACTGCATATTATACTCCTTTTAAATCGTCTAATGCGTTATCCATATCATCCAAAGCTGCTTCAGCCGTAATAGCAGCCTCAAAAGTTTCTACTACTTTTTCAGCAATACAATCATAAGGAAACACAGCACATAAGCTTTCCAGATGAATACCCCTATTTAACTTCTTACTGAAGACAATCGGTGAACGGTCGTTTTCGTCTTCACGAATTTCAATATCACCTTTGCCTTCCTTAACAATTGCTTCCATGAGTCTGGCTTCACAGTAAGGATCCAAAAAATTTGCTACATGTCGCATCATATAACCTCAATCTTAAAATTCAACAAGTTTGTAAATCTCTTACCGGTGGGCAAATTCAAGCATAATCCGTCGGCTTCAATATCAAGGTTATATAAGTCACAACCTTTTACGAGATTCCAAATAGTATTACCGGATGGAGTATCTAACAGAGTAATTTCAACATCGTATGTATTATCGGCACATGGAACAATCTTAGTCACCTTACCGTAAATCTTATTAACGTCAAGTTCAAAATCGGGACCCAACGCAAATACAACAACAGACTGGCCACAATCCATCCGTTTTTCACGATATTCTTCAATAGCAAACAATACCGAGTCTTTTCTATACTCTTGAAGGTTAGTAACATTACCGGATATGATGACTTTCTTGAATCCGCCGTTATCTTCGACATCCCAGATTTCGCGTTCACTCATTTGTGAACGACCCATAGAATACTGGTCTTCTACTGTAGGTTCTTCTCTATATTCAATCATAATTACAACCCCGGAACTTCTATATCTTCAATTTCAAAATGAGTCGAAATACGTTCCATGATACACCAACTGCCTATTGTCGAATACGAATCTAACCAGTGACAACCATGTTCGTATCTTGTAAAATCATAATGATACATGGGTTCAGTTTCACACATCTTCGCGACTTCATCCAGCTTATCCTGAATACATTTTTCGGCTTCTTCTACTGTCTTAAAACCGCCTTGAATATGTGTACCTTTACGTTCGGCTTCATCTCGTGGACCATCACAACGTATATAGCTAACTTCTGCAGTTACGATGTATAGTTTCATGTACTAATTCCTTCAGTTCTTCTTTTTTCTTAGTTTCCATTTTTTCTCTATATCTGGGGCGTGTCATAAACGAATAAATCTTATCTATACCGGCCAGTTCGCCCCAGTAGCTACCTTTAAATCGTCGTTCGATAATCTGGTAAAAAACACGCCCATCAAAACAGTTCAGTAAATCAATATGGTCTGTAAATTTTTGACGTTCTATACATTTTAAACCGTCATCCAGAAATTCCAGCTGGTAATATTTGCAATCGTTGTCAAATGTTATACGATACCGGTCAAATTCCAAGACTACGCCGAATATTGACCTGTAAACCTTATAGTCGATATAATATTCGACAAGGCGCTCGGCCATATGCATAATTAAACCGTTTATTTTATCACGATAATAGGCGTTCATATTATCCTTGTTTGTGTTTAAGCCAATTCTTCATATAGTCTATATCTTTCGTAATCGTAATGTCTCGCCACTGGTCATAAACAGCATAACGACCATCTGGAAGTAAGGCTACAACGATAGAATGAATATCGTCGCCATGGTTATAACAACAGATACCACAAGTACCGTTATCCTTGAAATGACATTCCGGTAAATAGCTCTTGCAAAGTTCTTTAAATTCATCAATCGACATATTCGATTTCCTCCAGTAAATATTGGTCAACAGCACTGCCACATCCGAATACATTATAACAAACAGTGGCTATTTTGCCGTTATTTAAAATTTCTTTCTTTGTTACTTCATATCCGCCACATTCAAAATAACCAGCCTTTGGCCAAGAATCATACCAATCTTTAATTATTTTTTTAGCCTTGTCAATATCTTTAAATACTTTGATATTTTCTGTATTTTTTATAGATACATCGCTTCCACCATTTGGGTTTCTCTTTGTGGCAGATGTATGATTCGTAACTAAATATAATTTTTTCATTATGCAACCGTCGGCATGAAGGCCCAAAGTGCAATTTCTTTCATAGAATAATTGAAACTACCGCTATTAAAGAATACAGTACCGATATGGTTCTTAATCAAGGAACCTATAAAGTATTCGCCATCGGTCGTCTTTACGAGAATCTTCTTATACAATCCGATAGTTTCTACATCTTCTGGAAGGAAATCACGGAATATCATTTCTTTCTTAATTTCTTTTCTCATAATTCAATTCCTTTAATTTTCTTGATGAGGTCTTCGCACTCGTCAATAATAGTTCTGTTCTTATTCTTAATGGCCAGGTTGTAAATACTCATAATATCATACGGATATTTTGGCGTCGGATAAATCTTGATAAAATTATCGTATTTATCCAGATAACAATAAAACGACGCACCTTTATGAGATACTTCGATTTTATAAGTACCGTCTGCTTCTTCTGTTGAGTATAAGTATTTCATAGTTAATAATATAGTAAAAATAATAAAGGCTATTAGTCATTGAGATGAATAATAGCCGATTTTTTAAGTATTTGTCAAATTATGATACACATTTAGGATTTCTTTCAAAAACTCTTCATCTGTATCATACGGACCGCAATCAGTCGCAAGATTAAGGCCTAATTCTGGAATAGTCAACTGTATCTTGTTGTCACGAATGAGGTCCAAGAACTGTTTGACAAACTCGTTCGTCGCGCTCAGCTTATCGTAAAGTTCTTGATTCTCGTAATACAATTTCCAATATTCTCGTTCAATCATAATCAGTAGTCCATGCTTGAAAATATTTCTTCGTTGACAAAACCCTGAATCTGGTCTGTCAATGCATCGAGAGCATCTTTTTCGGTCTTGTTTGGATCATACGATATATAATGCTTCAAAATATCAGGAAGGTCATCAAGCTTATCCACATCATTGGAATTCAACATGAATATGGAAGCTACAACATTCGGTTTCTTATAAGCATCCAAATCTTTTGTAGCCAACATATGCACGAAATTCAAATTATTTTTAAAAGATACCCTACGTTTCATTTTTCAAGACCTTCATTGCTTCGTCATGATTATAGCCGGAATACATTTCCTTACCCATGTTGTCATAAATGAAAAGCTGACCAATCATGTTAATATCAACAGTATAATCGCCACACTGGAAACTATTGACATCAGTTTCACTGTCAATCGGTTCGCAAGTAATTTTTTTATGTTCTGCCTTTTGTAAAAAGAACTCCGTTGTCTTCTTCAGAATATAATCGTCAGCCAGAACTTCTGGATTAACAGTCTTTTGAGCAATCGACATGAGCTTATTCTTGGCCCAATCCAACGGTGCCGAACATTCAGGACAATAGTTGAGTTTAACGGCGCATTCTTCCCAGTCATTTCCAAAAAGCATTAACTGGTTATTTTCAATAACGAGCTCACCACCCATGAAAATAGTATCAGGACCAATGTTCTTGCGATAATCAATACTATAACCAGAACAAAAGGCTCGATTATTCTTTCGTTCCGGATCAAGAACCTTCAAATTTTCTCTATCTACAATACTGTGTAGCCATTCACAAAATTGACACATATAAATTTCTCCTTTAATAGTCTGTATCAAAAAGGACATCACATCCGCAAATATCCTTCAATTTCTGTTTAATTAAATGATGTGCCTCAATTAGACCGCCTTCGGACGAAAATACATTCAATTCCTTGGCGGCAAGTTTCATATCGGCATTCACCTTATCGCAAATAGAAAAATCACAAGAAAATACACTGGCTACGGCACTGGTTTCACACCAGGGCTTAGTAGTGAACCGTGACCATAGTTCCTTATCCTTGCAAATACTGATAATGACATGGAACACGGCATAGTTAGTCATTTGGATTCGATAATTTATTGTATCATTCTCCATCGCTTATTATACCTTAGTGAGTTTAACTGTACGGCGGAGCTTTACACTAGCTTCTTGGTCTAACTCGGCAATAGGTTGGATTTCAAGGTCGGCCGTAAATTCTTTAGTATGCTTACATTCTTGTAACTTATCATCAAAGAGGTCAATAAAAATCTTATACCTTAATGGCTCCTTTTGTCCGTCGAACAACTTGGAGACATAGAAATCTTCAAATTCATCAAAGGTAATATAAGATTCATTAAAAATTCGCTTTGCCCTTAACATCAATTCATGGTCGTACTTTTCATCCTTATATGACCAGAAACGAATTCTGAAAAGATAATTCTTCGCAATATTCGGCATATTAGCCAACTGACCAAAAACATTCATAGATTCATTCATATTTTTCCCTTTTAACAAATTTTAATATCAACTTCCCAGTATGGACCTATATAGGACTTAAGAGCTTCCGTACTATCATAAGAAGTCCAGCTCATCGGACAAACAATTTTATCGCTAAAAATATTCGCCAAGAAACAATAGATAGCATCCATTTCATTCTTTACATGTCCGATATAATTAGCAGCCATAACAGCTGCAATTTCCAAAGCTATCTGATGTATAGTACCGACTGTTACCAAATCGCCAGCATGTGCATTTACTACTTCAGTCATGAATTGCTTACGCAAATCCCAAACGCCCTTCATAATTTCAACTTCCATGTCACGCTCTATCTGGGCCATCTGTACTGGCGTAAGATGCGACATGTCGTCCGGGCTTTCTAAAGTAAACTTAGCTTGTACCCTAGGTGTTAGAATCACAGGATAATTCTCCTTTTTGTACAGTAACTTTAAGGTCTACATGGTCGACCGAATTCGATAATATTACATGAATATACGGAGCAAACACAATGCCAGAATTACGATACATGTCATGGGTGGCAATAGCAACCATGTATAGCGGATTACTCATGTCATCCGTAATATCGGGTACCTTGATACGATACTTCTGACCTTTACCGATAAATGTTGATACAAACAAAGTTGGCAAATTTTTAGTTTCTTCGTATGTGTAATACTGTCCAAACATAACTACAATATAAAAATTTTAACTCTTGCTATATGCACTTCCAGGAACTATTTTCCAGCTTTTTAATTCAAGATAAGCATAATCGCCGTTATAACCACAATTAGTTTCTAATCGGATTAAGTTATTTTGATTAACTTTATATTTTTTACAAAACTTGGATTCTAGCACATCGTAATCAATATACTCACCGTAAGAATCTTTACGTTTTAACGGACGGAAATAATGGAATGTTATTTTCGGATTATCCGTTTTAATTGCTAGATGATAAGCAAAATCATCTTTTTCCATATTCAAAGATTCCTTTTTCTTAAGCAACAAAATATAACCAGTTTCCGGAGCATAATCACGATAAGCCATTCCGTATATCCAAGATTCTGCATTATATTCTTTTGCTGCGATATTTACGAGTTCTTCAAAATCTCTGGAAAATAATTCATGTTTACCGCAGCAATATCTTAACGGATCTCCATCTGTAGTAAAGAATATCAAAGTACCATTTACTGATGGACAATTAAATACAGAATGTACCATATTGAAACGTGGCAAGAATGTCTTGACGGTATCAGTAGTTTGCATTAACTTAACATCGTCTTTTATTGAACGATGGGTTACTTTAACCTTTGGCTGTTTTTTAACGACGACATAAGTATCGCCTTCCAACATTAATTCTACAAAATTATCATGATATAATCGTTTTCTATCCATAATTACCTATCAATTACTAACATATCCTTTTTACCGCCAGCTATATCATAATGACAACCGTCTTCAGCCAGATAAAAAACTTTATCATTATAAAAATTTTCTTTATTGAGCGGACACTTTATAAAACCCTGATCATCATCGATATAATTATAACACCAAACTTCGATGTCGCCGTGTTGGTCTTTTTGTTCATTCAAAAACTCAATAAGTTCGGAAATTTTCATATCAGGCCTTATTTAAACCTGTTCGTATGGAATACCATAAGGACTACGAATCGTTACGCCCTTAACTTCTTCCGTTTTATAGTTAATACAGTCTTTCGGATATTCATAGGCCGTTGCGGTTACAATATAAGAAGCCTTGCATTTCGGACATTCTCCAGTTCTACCGATAACATGTTCATATTCATTACCCATGGAACGCGTTTCGCATACCCATGCGTCATGAATAAAACTGCCTGCCAATAATGTAAACGCATGATTACATTTATCGCATGTTACCTGAACATCTGCAATTACTTTAAATTTCATATTCACCTCTTATCAACCGAATGTTCTTTTATATAATCTTCCAATTCTTTCCAGCCAGATTCGTCAAGTTCTTCCAGTTTATTCTTAAAGCATTCTATGAATCTCATCGTGTACGACTCACTACACCAGGCATTATGCTTGAGTTTCCAATATCTTTCCTCTGACTTCTTTTTATAATCGTTCAAAAGAAACTTCAGACGTTTAATCCTGCGTTGATATACATCAATAAGAAGTCGAACATCCTCAATGTCGACTTCCTTTTTATCTCTATACTTAGTTGCAATATAATTCTTACTTATTTTCTTCATCTATCTTATATGGACAATAAACCACACCAATATTGGACTGATTTATCTTAGCCTTGTATGAAAGTGTTACTGATGATAAAGATAGATTTTTATCGTCATATAGTTTGACCGGACCAAGAGTTTCTGCTGGAATTTCTTCAGGTTTGACTTGATGTCCTTTATCACATTCAAGACATTCATATTGTGCCGGATATGAAAGTAATACGACTGGTGAAAACTCTTTTGCGGGTTTCCACTTATTACAGCGCCAGCAACGCTTATAAGGATTATCCATACTGTCTAATCCTTCATTTCCATACAGATTTTTCTTGTAAATACGTAAACCCTTATCTGCGAGTTCTTCATAGGGAAACGACGCCTTCATATCCTAGCTCCTTAAGTTTTTGAATGTCTTCATCTGTAAGTACAATCGGTTTTCCCGGATATTCTTCTACCTTGCCTATTATACAATAGGATAAAAACATAGAATATTCAGTTATCCAGTCTGCGACCAAATGCCTATGACAAAAATCTTCTGGTTTTTCATAACACAGAAGTATAATCTTATCCGGCGATACCTTTGTCAATTCCAACAAATCACTTACAACAGTAGTAATACAACGTTTGGCAAGAATCTGTTTCTGAAACTGCTCCTTGTAATATTCTACGTCGCCTTTGTGCTCGCCGTTCTTCCAATTGTTCAGAATATCCCAGTTAGGTGCAAGATCCTTATATTCAAGGCCCTTATACCAGTCTGGCGTCTTTAAAGCAATAGAAACCGGAACTAGTCCGGCTTTTTCATAGGTTTTTAACTTTGCAAAATATCCAGTATACATTAGACCTTCTTCATTAGGTCTTTTAACAAGACCGATTTTCCATTAAACGTATAATAAGAATCGTCAAAGCCTATCTTGTTCCATTCCATATATTCCTTCATGGGGAACTTCAGCCAGACGAAATCTTTATCTTCCTTATGAATATAACTTCGATATGCCTTACCGGAATTCAAAACATATTCCTGCGGAAACTTATAGGTGAAATACTGGTCTCTGAACTTTACGCCAGCCAGGAACTGGTTGACGCTTGACATGATAATATCCACGGCTGTCGGAACCTTCCAATTCTTTATGTCTTCCTTGGTCTGCTGAATACGTCTCAGTTCGCGGGCTTCGTGTTCACGAATGTCAGAAATACGTTCCGGCCATCCAGATCTTTTATAGTCAATTTTACCATCTTTTGTTAGGTATACTTCTTCTCGTTTGAAGAATTTATTATGCCAGAAGTCATAGTCAAATGCTTCAAAGTCATAATCGTGTTCGTCTGGTCCTGTATAGACACAACCAGATAAAGGCCGAGAATACCTATGTCTCAACAGATAATCTTTGGCCTTATTGTAATCGCAATCATTATTGATAAATACCTGTTTACAGACCATCATTCCATGACCTGTATCTTGGTGCAACTGTCTGACAATTTCGTGTTTAATTTCCATTAGATTCTTCTGGTTTACGTTCTTCAACAAACAATTTCATGATGTCTTCGGAAATACCAAACAAAGGCTTGCCGTTTTCGTCAAAACGAACCAGGATAGAAATATTCTGGCCGTTAGGAAGCTTGAGCATGGTCATAGCTGTAAACTTCATTTTAATAACTTCACTGCCATCAGAACCGGGTTTTTTATATTCACGGATTATCGGTTCTGGAAGCGCGAATATCGCCATCTTATCTTCATTACCCTTGGCTTCTTCCGTGAGACGTTTCCAAGTTACGATGTTTTTACAAAAATTGTTTACTGCGAAATCGTTTTTACTGAAATCAATCATAGTTTATTCCCAATCATTTAAATAGCGCCATTTTTTGACGCCTTTTGTATCACACGGCCATTTGTAATTCTCATCCTGTAAATCATAGGATTTCCACCAATCATCGTCGGTGTATTCTTCCCATGGAACCATATAAGCCTTACTTGTATGACCGTCTTCATGTTCAAATTCTATTTCAACGTCGCCCCAGTTACTACCTGGAACTTCATGATAGATTGTATCATAAATGTCATCCTGACTCCAATCCAGCCATTCTGACCATGTAGGTTCTTTATTGCCAGTCGAAGACATCTAAAATCCAATCCTGTTCAGCCTTATCAAAGGCTTCTAAAGTTTCATCTGAATATTGGGCACGCGAACCGTTGCGTTCTGCGCGGTCGTAGGCCTTTTGTTTTTGCTCACCCTTATAGAACTGCGTATCATGCCAATAATGCCTGTCAGAGTGATGTCTGTGCAAAGAATAAGCACGCTGGCGGTCAGCCTCGGTCATACCGTACTGTTTTTCTAAATCATCCGAAAGTTGTCGCCATTTTTCCATATTGATAATACCATTAGAATCTTTAGATTTTTCCCAAAGGTTATCATGCTCTTTCATAAAACGGAGGAGCTTCTTTTCATATCTGTCTTTTTGTCTGTTCTTCATAGTTCTTCCTCTACGAACCTCCACCAACCTGCATCATATACATGATGGTCACAATCTACGTCGAAATCGTTGTCTTTTACTGGCTTCGCCCAATCCCAACAATTATGTTCCTTATCAAAGACAATTTTTGCGTTGACTATCTCATAAGGATCATCTTTATTCCAAGGATATAATTTAATATTGACCAGAATACACCAAGACTTATCCCATTGGTCTTGATTATCCCATGGGCTAGAATCTTTGAATGTATGCCAGTCAGTATCAAATTTCATGTTATTTATTTATAGCGTCGAGAAGCTTTTTATACTGCTTGTTCTTCTCTTCTAGTTCTTTCTTTTCTTTTGCACGTTCATCACGAATAACAAGCCACTGTTCATAAGTAATTACCCAGCAGCCCGTGTCATGATTAACGGTAACGCCTTCATCCGTGAAGTTTTCCTTGAAAGTTTCGATAATGAACTTCTTGTAATCGTCCTTTTCTGCATCTGCCGGAAGCATGCCGAGATACTTGTCGACTTCATTTACATACAAGTAAACCTCAGCATTACCGTCACGCTTAGGGTCAAGAATATCATTAAACATGAAGCCAGCATCCATATACTTAATGTACTTTTCAGCATTTGCTTCATACATCGAAATTCGTTCGTCAAAATTCTGCTTGGTCTTTACAACTGCATCGAAAAGTTCCTGAAGGGAATTATACATTGTACTCTGAAAATCCTTATCCAAGAAATAATCTTCGAAGTCACAATATGTAGAAAATCGCTGAATCTTGTATTCATCAACTTGTGAAATAAACTTAAACTTCTGCTTATTGTAGCAGATTTTAACCATAAATCCAAGCTTCTTATAATTCTCCGGCCAGATATTAGCAGTTTCAAAATGAAGATTATACTTTTCTTTCAGCTGTGCGTAGATTACTGGGTCAATAGCCTTGAATTCCTGTTCGAATCGTTCAAGCGAATGATTTATTGCAGACTTATGGTCCCAAAAAACCCACAAAAATTTTTCTTTTCCGGTAAGAAGATTTTTCATTACTTGTCTCCGTATTTTGCTTTTAATCTTTCGTATTCGGCACGTTCTTCCGCTTCTTTCTTTTCTTTCGCGAGTTGACGTTCTTTTTCCTTACGTTCACGTTGACGACGCGCTTGTTCTTTATATTTTTCGTCTTCTTCCTTAATATACTTGGTCAAGGCTTCGTCATCATAAAGGAATTCCTTTTTAAATTCAGTATAACCAATATAGTCACCATCTCTATCGGTATCGGAAGTACCAAAATCTACATAATCCGGCTTGCATTCGGTTTGACGAACATGCATATCATAGTTATCACGACCCCTGAAAAGCTGACCGCAAGACCAATCACAAAATCCCGGAACATTATGCTTTTTATAAAGTTCAGTATAAAGACGATTAAACACATGTTGTGCACGGTCTACGAGCTTATCGTAGTCTTCAAGTGTCTTATCAACATCATTTCTGTTTAGCATTTTTGGACTCCTTTTCCTGTTTTTCTTTAATTACATCATAAATGTCATGGGCTAATTCCATGAAATCCCAATCAGCCATCGGAATCAATTCAAAATTAAACCCGTTTTCAGACGGAATACCAGACTTTTCAAAAAGTCCTTCCCAAAATTCTTCGCGTTCAGGATAATCCGGAATATCCTCGCACCCGTCAGTACACTGGTTGGTGTACCAATATTCCGGCCAGTTAATCGGCTTAGTCCTTAAAAACTGGTTGGCATGCAATCCAGGAAAGAACTGAACGACAATAAAGTTTACGTCGTTTACCTGTCGGCAATAAATTATAGCATTAAAGCTCAAATCAAAACCAACTGCACGTTCTGCTGTTTCAGAACGTTTCTTTAACATCTTGCCGAATGAACGAATACGATTCCAGTCAGTCTTATAATCGCCTGTAGGACAAATATCCTTATTCATGTAATCATGTTCAGCAAATTCCTTAAGCAACCATTCATGGTATTTCTTCTTAAGGTCTACAAGTTCTGCAATACACTTGTTAAGGTCGTTAAAATCAGCATTCTTCTTAAAAAGATATGCATTAGGAATAACCATTGACATAATTACTCATCATCCTCTTCCAGAATTTCCTGTCTGGACTTTACCGGGTCAAAAATTGCCCAACGTTTCACATTGAAGTACATGTAATCTTTCTTGACCTTAATCGGTGTTACAGCAAACGTAATTGAAATGGGATTTCCTTTTTCGTTTTTCATCTGCATGTTGAACAGTGTAATCCAGTTATCCGGCTTTATGTGATTGATAACGTCCGACCAATCGCTACGAAGCTTTACAGAAGTATCTTCGTATTTAATTCTGAACATATCACACATAAATATATTTTCAAACCAGGGTCCTTCGATACGGGGAACAAGACGAAGATTCTCGATTTCTACGTCATATTCCTGATCGGTCAAGTGATTCATTCGTACAATCATTTAAACTTCTTTTCCTTTAAGAATATATCGATACACTTGTTGATACGCTTTCCGCCATCCTTATTCCAAATCATAGCGATTGTATTCTCCCAATCGCCCTTCGGACGTTTACACTTTATGCGGAGCCATTCAACAAACTGGCCGTATTCATTTTCTTCAAGTCTATCAAACATTTTCTTTCTTCTTTGCGAGAACTAAAACTGCCTTAGTAGCCAAAACGATTCCTGTCGGATTAGCGGAATAAACCTTTTCACCGTTTTTCATCAACGTACAACGCCACGGAGTAGTAGATTTATCGATTTCTATCCTATATTCCTTATCGATTTCGATAATATTATCTCCGTTACAGTTATGCGGAATCTTAGCTCTGTCCATGAGGTCACAGATATTGCTAAGGATTGTCTCATCAGAATATTTCATATAAGTACAATATAATAAAAAATAGGGGTTTTGTCAACCCCTTCATTTAATCTACTGATTTTACCTTTCCGGCCAGTAGCACACGATTTTCAGATTTGACAGCCAAGTCAACATAGCTTCGTAGAACTTCTCGGTAACGTCACCGTTTTCCATCAGAAATCCTTCACAGAATGACGTAGCGGATTCGTAATAGTCATGTTCCGTATCATAGTATATGATATAGTCTTTAAGTCTCTTCGGACAGCCTTTCCAGTAATCCTTAAAAAGCGTGTCGTTATCAAAGCACATCATCTGCTGAAGCTTTGTTTCCTGAACTCGTTTTTCGACCGCCTGGTAACGTGGATCCACTACCAAATCGTCAATACCTTTCTTTGTACTCATATTAATATCCTCTTGTATAAGATTGAATGATTCTATCGTGGCAGTCGACTACTGCCGCCTGGTCGATACTTGTGTCACTATCGATAAGCTTATGCATTCCGGCTACTGCTGAAGCTTCGTCGTCGAAATACTTAACGGCATAGAACGGAGCACCGCCGTTATTTTTATTTTTCCCGCTATACTTCACATAGTATTCGGAACGATTGATTTCCTTAGACTGAATCTTCTTCATTTCATCAAAAATCACCTGATAGATTGCCATCAGTGCGTTCTTATTCTGATATTCGTTAGAATATTCAATCTTCTTCAGAATTTCTTCTTCACGGCGGGTATCTTCGACCATTGTCTTCAATGTTCTGACTTTTTCAGCTAATGAAAACCTGAAATCAAGCCAATGACAAAGATCCTTATCGATTGCGTTAATTAACTTTCGTGTTTCTTCAAGCTCTGTCACGATTACACCTCATAATAAACATCTGCAAGTTCTTTACATTCATCTTTATGTTCTAAATGATATTTTGACATTAAAGCCTTCATATACTTTACAGTTACATCCTTAGTCAAACCTTCACTGGCAAGTCTTTGTGTAGCCAGACAACGTTTAATCCGTTGTCTACTACAAGTATCAAGGTTATACATGGTCCGAACTTTACAAGCACGTTTATTTTGTTGACCGTTCGGATTAAAATATACCGTATATTCCGGCAACCGTATCTTGACGCCTTCCAATGCAAGATTTACAAGTCGTTCTTTTGTTTCCTTGTAAAACTTTTCTGCCATATGCTTGGGCGTTTTACTTGTCCAATGCATTTCTTTCATACATTCGATAACGTCAGATATTGTAGCCATATTACTTTCCCTTAAACATAGAAGTTAAATCAAGTTCAAAACAATAACCGCCACGTTCATAGTTTCTATCATAGTTTTTAATTTCGCCAGTTTTAAAACCAGATTCAGTAAGAGCTTCCTTAGCTAATTCTGCCGTATGTCGAATATCCCAGACCCCTTCTTTAGCTCTCCATCCGCCAGAATACAGATAGATTTTTATATCGCCACCTTCACGCCTAATTGTATTATGACAATCCTCTCTTCCGATCTGTTCAAATACGACGTCAAAATTCCTATTGCCGACACATGCATGAATCCAATCAGCCAATTCTTTACTATTGACAACCAAGTTTGCCGAAACAAGTTCTTCCGCTATAGCTTTAGCTTTACGCCGATCACCTTCTTCTTCATAAGCATGAGGATTTTTGGCTATTTCATCAACATGTTCCTGCCCTAAAGTCTTGAAATTATCAAAACTTAAATCAGACCAAGCATGAGTCTTTTTATATTCATCAATATTTTGTTCCATGTTAGAAAGGAAAACCTTTCGCCATGGATTTAACTTTTTCTTATTTTTCTCTTCAAGCTCAGGCGGTTTTTTTACAATATCTTTTTCTGGTGTAAGCCAGTTAATTGTGAATTCATCTTTCATCATTACTTCGCCTTAAACATAGAAGTTAAATCGATTTTAAAAGAATACGAAGTTTTAGAATAGCAGTTGCCACTATGAGTTTCTACAGCAGATACCTTAAATCCGGCATTAATCAAAGATTCCCTTGCATATTCTGCTACTCGCGGAATACTCCAAACACCATAATCAGAATTCCAACCACCAGAATACAAATGCATATCTACACCAAAAGTATGTTGTTCGATATAATTATGATCACCTGTCCTGTCGGCTGCCATCAGTTTAACGTCGACATTGTATTTACCGATTTGTTCTTCAATAACGGCTTTAAGTTTTTCGCTATTGACTAACAGCCCAGCAGAAACAGATTCTTCTGCGATTGCCTTAGCCTTACGGCGTTCGCCTTCGTCATGTGCTTCACGGTCCTTACGTGCTTTTTCATCAACACGTTCCTGACCAATACTTTTAACATTGGCGAAGCTAAGACCAGAAACTGGCGTGTTCTTGGCGAGCCGTTCCTTTTCTTTCGCTTTGATTTCAGCATCACGCTTTTTCTGTTCTTCCTCTTCTTTTAATTTCTTCTTAATTTTTTCAGAAACCTTCTTTTCAACTGCTTCAGGTTCCTTGACGACATCTTTTCTGGATTATTCATCCAATTGATTGCGAATTCGTCTTTTTTATTCATCGGTCACTTCTCGTAATGTAAAATTCCTTGGATTCCTTTTGAGCCTGATTATATTCGTCAGCCCAAGCGTCAATATATTCATGCCATTTCTTTTCAGGAGAATTTGCCTTCTTCTGTTCGGCAATGAACTTTTCGTTTAGTTTCTTGTAATCCCTGTCGATATTCTTACACGGGAACGGACAATTATTACAACCACCGCAGTTAAAGAAACTATAACACCAAGCATTGTCATGGCAATAGGTCGGTGATTCCTTCAGATAACGAATATACGTTGCAAGCTTTTCATTGTGGGTAATATCGAGATTCTGGAGGGCGGTGATAACTGAAGTATTCAACTCTTCCAAAGTTCCATTATTTTCCAAATGATAAACTCGATGTGTCGGAACATTGATTCCTGAAGTGGTAGAATTCAAATTTTCAAACGACTGACGGGCTTCAAGATTCTGCATGTACATATCTGCATAGCCCGTTCTCTTGATAAGACGGTTATGACGAATATCAGCAGAAGCATGAATGATAACCATATCGAAGATATTGAGTCTTGCCCTTACTTTCTGAATATCCGTTGTAAGTGCGGCTTCGATGAAGATAACTTCCTTACTGTTCAAATACTTGTCGTCGACATTTTTTGTAAATTTGACAAGCAAACGATTCATAAGTTCTTCGGAAAACAACGTAGGACTAGCAAAGACCATACGCATTTTCTTCAGGTCAATCTTATTGTATTCGTCAAGATAATCCTTGCCGAGACGAGAAACTATGAACTGATAGATTTCAGGATCTTCGTAAAGCTTCTTAACCTCGCTATCGCTGTCGATAACGATATAATGTTTCTTACGCAAAAGTTCAGAAACGGCAGACTTGCCTGAACCCATCATTCCTGTAATAAGAATAAATCTGGCCATCTAAACTCCTTTGTATCTGTCGTAAATTTCCTTTACCGTATCAGGGAAAGTTCCCCAGCCGCTGAGAAAATAAAGATTAATGAGCTTTCCAGCAGTTCCGTACTTGACAAACTGTCTTACGCCACTAGAAGACATATGTTCAGAATGTGCCGGTGTCGTAAAGAATACGTACTGAAGCGATGCAGGACTTTCAGAAAGGCAATAGTTATATTCCATCTGAGTCTTTTCGAATTCAAGATCCGTTCCATTACGGAGTCCGCGAACAATATAACCAATATTGTTTTCAAAGCAAAAATCGACAAGAGCTTCTGGAGTATACTGAACAGAAACCTTGTCGGACCAATCATAACCTGTAGTCATTTCCCTAATCCACTTCATACGGAGAATCGGATTAATAGGATATGACTTTTCAGGATTTTCTGCAATAAGAACAATAACTCTGTCAAATACCTGTGCGGCTTGACGAATTACATGAAGATGTCCCGGGTGAACGGGATTGAAAGAACCTGGATAAACAGCAATTTTTTCACTCATGTTACATAATATAACAAAAAATTTCTTTTTTGTAAATACTTATTGTAACACTTCACGGTCAATCTCTCCAAGGCCACTATATGTCGCATTTATCATATCAACTAATGCGCTGTTTCGAGAATAACCCAATAATGAATCTTCGTTTATATAATCTAGTTGAGGAGATACAACAGCTGTCGGAGATATATAACCGGTATGCGGATAATCCGGATAATTAGGTTGTGAACCACACCCACACCAGCCTTCGAACTTAGGAACATTTTTCCATGCTTCTTCGACTATGCTCGCCGAAGTACAATCGGAAAGATTACTGAAGAACTCACATACTTCGTCACGTTTTTCTGGAACATAACTGGTTCCGAGTACATGATAACAGACCGGACAGACTTGAATTTTTGTAGTCTTAATCTTTTCACCGGTAAGGTCATTAACGAGCTGAAGATAATAATCTTCGCCTTCATTGACAATGAATAATTTAGTAGTTAAACCACGACCTTCGAAAAGATCGCGGTCACTATCTAATTCAAATTCTGAAGAATTTTCGCAATATTTACACATAATTTTTCCCTTATGCGTAAAATATAAAAAATTACAAATGATGTAAATTTTATTTAGCGAAAAATATCCGACAATTATCGACGTTTCTTACCAATCAAGCTGTCATATTCGGCCATGATTTCATTCGGCGATTTTACACTTTGCAAGTCTTCCGGTTTCTTACGACCTTCATAATACACAACCTTATCGGAAGGTTTCTTGGTATCGTCGTTATAATGAATTTTCTTCTTGAATGCCGCAAGTAATTGCATGGCTGTTTCATAACTAGGTAAAATCGTACCGAGATGTGGGTACAAATTTGGATATTTGTACGGTCTAAGCGCAATACCTACGTTATTACAAGTAGCGTATTCTTCTGCATTGTACTTAATATCAGTCCAGTCAGTTGCTAAAAGCCAGCTTAAAAGCCAACAGCTAGTCTTTCTATATTGTGCGATATAAGACTTACGGCTTGCTTTATAATCCATCCGATGATATTTCATTTCACTCAAATAAGCTGGAGCCATGATTGTTTCGATAATTCTGAATTCGTATGCCATAATCATAATATAGAAAAAGAGTTGACTTGTGTCAACCCTTTTTAGACATCATTAACCTAATACGTCAAAAACACTTTCTACGTTTCGTTTCTGTATTTCCAGATAGAGTTTTTTAAAGTCATCTTCGGTTTCGTATTTTGTGTTATTCCAAATAACATAACTACCCTTACATCCGATAGCGAGACAACCGTCAGTATTGTGCCCGCCATAATTTACGGAAAACGATAACCAGAACTTATTACCGCCCTTTTTGTTTGGTTCATCGTCATCTCTAATAGGCCGCATCTTCAAAATGTCAATATAATGAATATGACTGAACGGTTCATTACCGAGATAACTGTAATGTAAAGCGTTTTCCTTTTCGAACATTAGATATGTGGTTCTCCGCAGTTAAGTTCTTCATTGAACCAGTTATTTTGTTGATACCTTGTAGAACGAATACGCTGGATTTCCTTTTCGGTTTCATCCAGTTCTTTCCTCTGTTTACGAATCTTGTCAAGTTCCTGACATAGTTCAGTATCTGACATTTTTTCGTATTTAGACAGTTTATATTCGGCAAAGTATTTTTCTATGTCCATAACTTATAATATAGTAAAAAGCAATCTTTTTGTAAGCCCAAAAAGTATTGACAACATATAGGAAATTTTCTATATTAGTATTACTATGATTAACAAGAATGTTCTAATTGATGGAATTCATATTCCAAATACAAACAAGACCGCTACGGCGAATCTTGAATTTTTGGTAAATACCGTCAAGAAGTTGACGGATGTAAACAGTAAAAGCACTATCAGCGTCGGTCAATATAAGAGCGACAGATATTACGCCAAAGCTCTTGTAAATGAACGTTTCATGTTTACGTGCGGACTTGAACTCAAGGATTCTGATTATGGCTGTCAAATTACCAGAATCGGAAAAATCGGTTGGACTAAGGAAGACATCGTTCGAAAGCCTGTGTTCGGAATGCTTACGGACTATCTCGATACCTATATTTCCGTAGCTACACGAATCAAGTCGTACTTGTAGCTTTAAAATTAATCATAGTGGCCAAGGTGGGATTCGAACCCACACGCCCTTTCGGACCGATGCTTCTAAGGCACCGTTGTCTCGCCAGTTCCATCACTCGGCCATTTAGTCTGCTGGGTGGGAATCGAACCCACAAGCCATTAAGGCGGAAGCATCTGAGTCTTCTGTGTCTACCATAAACTATTCCACCACCAGCGGATAATTGTAGCGGAAGCGGAAGGGCTCGAACCTTCAAGCAGATTTCTCCACGGCACTTTAGCAAAGTGCTGGCTTACCTATTAGCCTACGCTTCCAAAATTTTATCCTTAGGGTGGGACTCGAACCCACATGCCTTTCGGCCGCGGCTTTTGAGACCGCTGCGTATACCAATTCCGCCACCTAAGGTTATCGTCAGAGCGGGACTCGAACCCGTACGTCCTGAGGACACTGGCCTCTCATGCCAGCGCGTCTACCAATTCCGCCACCTGACGTTAGTTTATCGGTACGGGGAGACTCGCACTCCCAATCCCTTTCGGGCACGGACCTCTCAAGCCCGCATGTATACATTCCATCACATACCGTTATATTATCGGTCTGAAGGGACTCGAACCCCCAATCCGTGCTTATCTCGGCCACCGGGTTTAAGCCGATGCTGTATTCCAATTCCAATCACAGACCGCTATAGCAGGAGTACCAGGATTCGAACCCAGACCAGTGGACTTGGAAACCACTATGCTAGCCATTACAAACATACTCCTAAATAAAAAATTAAGGCTCCCATTGTGTGGGAACCTTATAAACTTTCATACGATTAAAAAATCGAACTACTTAGTTCCCACTAGACTACGACGCAATAACCAGCTGAGGAGCAGGCTACTGAGTAGGAGGAGTGTCAAACTAAGTGTCTTCATTTTTAAACCTTTTATATTATATATAAGAAATTTTTTGTTGTTTTTGTTTTTACGTTGTAAATATAGCAAATAATTTTTCTTTTGTAAACCCCTATGGGTAAATTTTTTTCTCGAGCGGAAGTTTCAGCTTATCGGAAATATCGTTATACATTAACGGCAATTCTTTTAATGTATGACTTTCAATCTCTCCGTCTACAGCTTCAAGAAATTCATCAATAACGGGTTTAAGGTGATAAATTGTTACCGGCCAGTTACGGCCTTCACGATTCTGTCCCCATTCATGAAAAACTACATCTATAGAAAACGTAGTAAAATACATCCAGTGATTAACCCCGAAACAAACCATTTGCGGGCACGGTTGGCCATAGCCATATTTCTTCTGGACATTTTTAATTGCATCGTAAAATTTTCGATTATCTGTAATACCTTTAATCTTATAGTTAATGGTATACTTATATTGCCAATCGAAAATATATTCAGGTTCATTATGCATCTGATTCAACCTTTTTAGGTGTTCCCCATTTCTTATTCCATTCGGATTCAAGCATCTTGTCATCGTAATCGATATTTCCGTCTTCGTCGATACAATGTGTCGTATAAGTAACCGTCACATCTCGACCTACATAGAATGTTCTTTCACAATGACTGCATTCAATCTTGTCTTCATCGGACAATTCCCAAGAATCCGTCTGGACCGCACCGCAATAAGGACAGACCGCCTCTTCGGTATTGGCATTAAAATAACTGATCGATTTATCTTCAAACTGCATCTGGTTTACCTTGACCTTCTGACATAAGTGCGGCATGATTTGCCGCATTATATTTTTTCAATGTTCTAAGATTAAAGATACACCCGTCTTCACCTTTTCGGTTAGTAGTGAATCTTTCATCATCGGTGTCCCATCCGAAAATGCCGCAAATCATGCATCCTTCTTCAGAGTCATAATCAGTAAACGGACATTTATTACAACGCATAATTATTTCCTGGTAATAAATTCGTTATATTCCTGTAAAGTTGACTTGCTGTCTGATTTTTCCGGCTCATCACCGATGAAATAATCAATAATATGTTTCGGAATCGTACAGACAAAAATATTGCCGACCCATATAATAATTTTTAACGGCAATAAAATGAACATAGCACCTGAACAACAAATAATGCCATATGAATAAAACGTAAATAACAATAAATCTTTACGGTCGTTAATTTTGATTTCGTTATAACTACAACCGTAGTTATAATAATTTGACATCTTAACAATCGACGATTCACCGTTTAACATAGCGATAAAGAATGCAAAACCGAAACAGCATAATGCCGACCATGCATAAAGAGCCAGTTGTACAGTAAAATTATCCGACCACAGTTCTTTATATGCTACAAGATTACCGATAACACTGCCTACCCAGCAAATCATGGAAAAAATAACTTTACCGAAGTAAGTGCTATTTTCATGGTTGTTTATGTATGAATATAGAACGTAAAGCTGCAGCTTCTTAATCATTGTTATCCTCGCCAAATTTTACCCATGTCTTTTCATAAGCTTCGGGATGCTCAAGAATATAATCGAGATCCTCGTTTACAATATCCGGTAATACCTTAAGATTCTTAAACTTATAGGTACCGCAATCACCGTCAAAGTTCGGTTCTTCTTCCAGAATCAAATCGAACATATTGTAATCGTCTACCGTGACGATACTTCTACGGAACTGTTCATGAAGATGAGCATACAGTTTTGCAGCCGCAATCAGGTCTTCGCTTACGTACATTCCATAACGGGTCCACCACTGCGGTTCAATAGGATGTTGTCTTTTGTCGACGAATAAAATGATATAATGCATGTTAGAAATATAATAGTTTTTACAAGACTTGTCAACCCTTTTTAATAAATAAGAAAGGTTTACAAACGCGGTACGTAATGCCGCAGTACGGGTCAGAAAAATTCCGGAAAGGTTTTCCTCTTAAAAAACCCATAGCGACTGAACATGAAGTGCCATATTGGTTGGCTATATTGGTCGAAATCTGACATCATTCTATTAAAAGGAAAACTACATGATTAAAAAAGACATAACAGCAAAAGAGGCCAATATTATCGGAGCCTGCTCAAAAAATATCCGACAATTCTGTAAGTACACAAAGATCCTCACCGAAGAGGGAACAAGTACATTCAAGCCCTACAAATTCCAAAAAGAATTACTTGACAAGTGGATTTCGACCATGGAAGAAAAACAACACATGGGAAAACGAAACCATCTGGTAAAAACCGTAAGGCAATGCGGTATTACAACAGCTTTGGCTGTTTATGCCCTCTGGTATGCGATATTTAATCCGGATAAATGTATCGGTATTCTGGCACCAAAAGAAGCACAGTCATGTGAAATCTTGTACAGAATAAAAGACATCTATAATAATCTTCCGGATTTTTTAAAACCGAAAACATTAACAAATAACAAGCAAGTAATACGATTTGAAAACAAGACACAAATCTTCGCTTGTGCCGCACATTCAACAAGTATACGGGGAAAATCTGTCGATTTAATGATTATCGACGATTTCGCGCATATGAGTGACAATCTGGCAGAAGACTTTATGATGTGTGTATTTCCTACACAAGCATCTCGCGCATACGCCCAGATGATTATCGTATCTACACCAACAACTAAATCACACCCTTTTTATAAAATCTATGAAAAGGCATCCAATAAAATGAATTCATTTAATATTACCGATATTCCATGGAACTGCATCAAACGCAGAAACGCTGAATGGAAAAAGAGAATAATTCGCGAATGCGGTATAGACTTCTTCAATAGCGAATTTTCCGGTAAATTTAAAGAAGAATAAAAAGGCGGGCACAAAGCCCGCTATTTTTATAGCAACCGTTCTGTAGGCAATCGGAGACGTTTGTAATAGTCCTTTGTTCTATCAATCTCTTTCTGTCGCTCACGGACAGCCTCTACGGCCATTGTACTGAATGTCTCGCCTAACTGGTTAGTCATGTCTTCGGTCAGCGTATCACTCACCGTATTGACGTTAACAGTACGTTTGGTAATACCGTCGTCGATAACTGCAATATATTCTATCTGGGCTTTCTTTTGTCGTTCAAGCTCGAGTCTGATACTGTCCAGACGGATAAGTTCCTTTCTGATACTATCCTTCTTATGGACATAGGCGAGAATACTGTCGCGAACGAACTGCTTTCGTTTTTCAGCTTCCGCAGCCTTCAACGAATCGCGCTTTCCCTTTTCAGCCGCCCACATGGAATCAACCGCTGCCTTAATCTTCGGGTCGACTTCATAACGCTTATTGAAATCGGGACCGCTAAACGGATCCGAATGACGTGTTACGGTAACAGTTACATTGGCCTTGGTTGAAACCGGGTCATTCGCCTGACCGTATTCATAGAAAGCCTTACATGTTATAATCGTACACAGTAGAACAAAAATCCAAAGTGCAACACCGATTTTTTCATGATGCTTGTCGATGAATTTATATCCGTAATTCGGTTTTCCATAGTTAGGAGGGTCTTCGAGAATGAACGGCTTAATCGGTTTTCCATAGTTAGGCAGGTTATTGTAGTTGGTTTTCATCATTTGTTTTCATCCTTTCAAATTTCGTATAATATTCTTTATTGTTATCAATTTCGTTCTGTCGGTCACGAACGGCATTCAACGACATTTCGGTAAACGACTCACCCATAGCTTGCATTCCTTCAGGAGTAAGGGAATCTGCTACGGCATTAACCTTTACTTCTCGAGAAGTTACACCGTCATCAATAATCGCGATATATTCGGCTTTGACCTGCTGCTTCTTGACAAGCTCGGCATCCAGACTATCCTGCATTTTAATCGCAACGGCAATACTGTCGTGAATTTGGTTATACTTTACGATACTGTCCTGTACATACTTAATGCTATCGGCCTTTCGTTTTTCTTCTGCCGCACGTCGTTCGGCTTCTTTTGCGTCATTACAAGATACACTTTGAAGACAAAAGTTTGTAAAACTATTGTTTGGAGTTCCTACGAATTTTACAAAGAAAAGAGCAGTAGAAAGCATAGCAACGCACATGAAGAAAAGTCCTAGACACCCGCAGCCAAGATCTTCACTACAGTCGTCACAATTTCTAGCCTTATCGTTATAATAATCCTTCGAATAAGCACCGCCAACTTCGCTGGAATACGTTACATGCGGATGATGTACTTGATTATCCATTAGTTTTCTTCCTCAAGAAAGTTAAGAGTGATAGGGGTCTGTTCTTTTCCTACGTCGATAAACTTTGCATTTCGCCAGTAATGGTCGTTATGATCGATTTCTCTCTGACGGGTCGCAATCATGTGATGTGTCGCTTCTTTAATCGCACGATTCACAAGTTCCGTGTCCTTATGGGTAATAGAATCGGTAACAACCTTGGAAGCAACTACTCGGCGCGTAACACCGTCATTGATAACAGTATACATTTCGATAGTTACCGGCATTGAAAACTTCTTGTCTTCAACGATTTCCTTCTGGAATGCAGGGCGATGCCAAATTTCACCGATGAAATAGAACGAACTGCAAGCACCCAAGAAAAGAATTACAACCAGATAATTTTTAAGCAGTCGTTCCATATATTACCTTTCTACTCGTTTATAATGTGTTTTACCGTAAATTTTTTTAGTAGCATTTTCACCAAGAAGCTGATTGAATTCATTTGTTAAATCAGAATTTTGTTTTGCCTGCTTTGATTCTGCCTTTGGTTTCGGTTTTGTATTACCGAAAGCATAGTCAAGAATCTTATTCGGAATATCATAACTGATGAACTTTAACAATATAATCGGCAAAATAACCCAACCCAACGGTGTACCGAAAATAAACATGATGTTATATAAAGTGTACAAGAATAACGATTTCTTCGCTACCGGAGGAAGATTTTCGTAATTATCGATTGAAGCATGAGCCATTACTTCGTCTTCTACACAGAAAATACCAATAAATCCAACCAAAGAAACAACAAGCGCACCAGTAAGGATCCTGGTCAAAAGAATACCGATACCAACATAATGGTCAGACGCATACAACCAAGCATTGACACCGGCGCTAATAAGCCACACGAAAATATTAATTATCCAAAGAACAAACCAAAGGGTGTATTCATTTCCTGCACGGTATTCTTTGCTCAATGTCATTTGAAAGTTTTTAAGAATCATATTTCCTCTTTTGTATGGCTATAATATAATAAAAAATACCCATCTTGTCAATGGGTATTTTTATTTGCTTCCACGCGTAATTACTTATTCAAGAACGCATTATAATCAGAAAGAATGTTTGCCTTTACAGGTACTTCAGCTTCAGCCTTTACTTCTTTAACCATCTTTTTCTGTTCTTTTTCTTGCTTTCTTCCGAACAACAGATGAACCAAATATTCAGGCAAAAAGATAAAGCTGAATTTACAGGTCAAACCGATTGCTACAAGCGTATACTTAAATACCAGATAAACATATGTTACCGGAGTAAGCACAGATATGATAATCGTGTAAATAGAAGCCAAAGTAACTCTTTCATATTCTTTATCTGACAATTCACTATACTGTTTCTTGTGGTTACGACCTATATTACTTAATGCATTTACATATAAACAGAAGAAAATAAGATGTACAATACAATATTTTACGACAAACGGCATGTGTTTTGCCAAAAATAATGTTTCACGACCATTGACATCACTGGCCCAATACGTAACGACACAAATAATGGTAGCAACAACAGTTAATGCTATACCAATCAACGCAAACCAATCAAATAATGACGGATCGCTTTTGCTTGCTTCTCGGTATACCTTCATTCTAAGAGAATCAAACCATGACATTTTATTTTTGCTCCTTATTGTGGCTTATTACATTCTTATTCCAATAATTTGTATCAGCGTTAACTTCTCTCTGCCTTACATCAACCATTTTATAGGTTGCCTGTAACATGTTATCATTGACGGTCTTTATCATGTCGTGGGTAACAGAATCAGCTGTCATTTTGGATTTCATAGTACGTTTTGTAACTCCATCTGAAACCGTTACATTCGCCTCGACTGTTACCTCGTGTTTGATTACCGGTTTTGTAGACACAATCTGTTCAACCTTTATTTCTTCCTTCTTAGGCGGAACATAGTTATCCGGTTTTAAAAACCAAGAAGAAAGCCAAAGCATTAATGTGAAACCGCCAATTACAGAACCAAGCCCCCAAACTACAGCTATAGCACCTTCAATAAAGCTATAATGTTCAAATTCATTATCCATAGCTTACTCCAGTGCGATAAAGTTAGTAGGCTTAATCTTGGAAACCTTATAGTAAGTCTTGGAAGTATCGATTTCAGTCTGACGGTCCTTAGCCATATTAGTAGCCATAGCAGTAATAGTCTTTGTCAGGTGCTTCATGTCGGATTCTCGGATAGTATCAAGCACGACATCTGTCTGAACCTTACGTGTTGTAACACCGTCTTCGATTACCGCAACAAGCTCAATCTGGACTCGTTTTTCTTTCGGCAATGTAGTTACAAGGCTATCTCGTCTGATGGCCGCCTGGGTCACAGAATCAGCCCTATGTTCCAAATCTACGGCATAGATTGAGTCAGCCAGTGCCTTGACGTCAATGCTGTCCTTTG